CGTCATCACGGTAGACTCCGAGCCTGCCGACCAAAGATTGAATTTAAGTTCACCACTTAGGGTCGCCGCAACTGGATCATGGATTCTCGCAATTATGGACGAGTAAACTCTGCCTGATCCTTGGTTACTTTTCGATAAGAAATTAAAACTCCCAATTGTATCATTTATACCGGGTGAAGGAGTGTTTTTGTAAACCTGAATAACTGCACCAGCCGAATTACTGTTGGTATTTTCGACATTAAACAGCGGCTTGGCCGACGTGCTGCTTGTTAAATTCAGGTCCCCAGTAAAGCTCCCCCCCGCAGCCGTGACCGTGCCGCTCGCCTCGAGGTTTCCCGTTGCGACTGTCCCGCCAAAGAATCCGTCTCGGTATCGTTTTGCAATTTGTCCTAGGTCGGCAGAATTATCAAGTTGGGGATAAATATTTGCCGTTTTTTCGATATCCTTGTAACTCATGCTCAATACCGCAGTTGTTATTACTTTGCTGGAACCGTAGTCGAAAGTGAACGATCTACCAGTTTCCCCAAAATTGAAGATTACGCTATCGGTTCCAGCATTTACCGTTACTGCCCCATCCACCGTCAGACTCCCATGAGTCACGTCATCAGCAGCACCCAGCCCAAGGTTCGTCGCTGCCGTTGCGGCATTCTCTAAGTCTGAGAGATTGTTAGCCGCCAAAAGGTCTCCTTTCGCGTCAATCAAGGCTTTCAAGGCCACTCCTTGCGCTGCTGATAGAGGGACAGCAACTCCCCCCGATACGAGATCATTGATAACATCAGCTCCGCCAAGTGCGATCAAGGCAGAACGTAAAGTGGTCGCCTCGCCACCGGTTAGCGCAGTTCCGGTCAGGAACTTGTCGATTGCAGTTGATAAAATTACATCAGCCATTTCTTAAGGTCGTTGGTATTTAGAGATTCCATCAGGTTGGAGGTAAAAGGAAACCCCGTCTGGACGAAGGTAATAGGATGCCTCCGCGGGTTCCCCACCCCCTGAGGCGGGGCATCCTACTTGACACCCGATGAGTTTTAGAGTTCGTAGAAGGAAGGCCATTACGCGAAAATTACAAGGAGGTTGCCGACGCTCCCGGCGTCAAGGGTAACTGAGCTGCAAGCAAGGGGGTACGCCACGTCTTGGGTCAGCACTATGTCGCTGGGGACGCCTGCATTGGGGCTCGTAGCAATTATCCCACTCAACGTAGCGTCTCCCCCCATGGGGATTAGGGACATGATGATCCGACCCGAGGGGGCGTTGACCGTCTCGCCGGGAGTAATGTACTGGACCCCGTTTAGTCCCGCGGCGGCATTGATAAGAGTAGTAATGTTCATGATGGTGATTAGGTGATTGCTTCAACGCCACCGAGCCCCCCGGAGGGGTCAAACCTAACTTGGGGGGTGGCCGCCCCGAGGGTTTTACTTAATTCTTCATTGAGTTCCCGCTCCGCCTCGGCCCACCATCCGCGGGCTTGGGTGAGGTCATTGTTGAATTCGGCGACATTGGCAAGGATAGCATACTTGAGTGCCGACACATTGTCGAGACAAACGATGTCTTCGTCCCCCGTCAGTGTGGGCATCGCCTTACGCAAAAGAAGATGGACTTGGTTCCCTGAGGCCTGTTGCCTGAACAATCGGTACCGGGTCACTCCGTCCCCCTTCAGGATCGCGACGGTCTTGAGGCCCGTCCCGTTGGCGTCTTGTACGTCCCCGAGCCATGAGTCAGGAAACGCGTACACCTCCCACGAACCAGTGCCCCCGGGGTACGCAGTGGTACCTCCTGAGGTGTCTGTGGGGGAAGTGGGGAGAAAAGGGGCGCTCACCAGACCGGACCCGGCAGCGTCGTACAGATACGCGGCGCTGGTTGGGGGGTCCGGGAACAGGGTGAGGTACGCGGAAGGGTAGTCTGCCCATGCAGATAGGTTGGCGATGGAGGCGCCGGGGGAAGAGAAGGTTCCGTAGTGCTCAATGGGGACCGCGACGATCCGGCATGGTACGTCAAACCCCGTGTGCTTGATGGAACGGATGTTCTTAACAGGAGAGGTGGGGATGTGGCGAGGCCCAGATGTGGCCTCTGGGTTCCACGTAACGGTGCGGACGGCGCCTTGGAAGTCCTCATACTCAATCACCACTTCATCAGTGACCGAAAGATTCTGGGCCGCGACCCGGTTGGTCCCGAGCACCGATCCCCACTCGAAGTCGGAGAAGGCCACCAGTGCATAAAAATGTTCAGAGGATAGTACCTCTTTGGTGGGGATGTACCCCGCATCTTCGACGCCATACCAACGTCCGGATCTTCCGGAGGTTGCCCCCTCGTTGACATACGTATTCCAGAGTGGCTGGACAGGACTGGGCCGGTTGTTGACGATGGCGTGCAGGATCGAGTCCGCCTCTTCCGGCAGTGTGAAGAACCGATCCCCGTCCTCGAGCGTGATGGACTGTTCAAAAGTCAAGTCCTTCCAGATCCCTTTGGATGCGAGCTGGGGGAGAATTTCGTTGAGAGTCGCCAAGAAAGTACGGTCGGGGTGCGTGTACACCGACAGAAGGGACTGGAGGGTGGATACAGTCTTAGCCACGGGAAGGTAGTGTAGCCAGAACCCGGTGCATAGGCAAGATTTATTTCTTGTCCGGGAACCATCTGTGGGCGAATAACCCATTCCTCGGGTAGTCGCAGAGGCCCTTGAGTTCCGGTACCGACAATTCCGATAACTTTAGGACGGGCCCGCCCCACGCGGACACGAAGGGGTCCGGGTCGAGGTCTGGGTTTTCATAGAAAGCAACCGCCCCCAACCTCCGGCAATCGAACGCCTGTTCCATAATTACACGCATTCCCCGATCTGGCTCAGAAGTCCGTTCGAGGAAGTAAGGGTCGAGGTACTTGTACCCGTGGCGCTCGGCCCACCCGAAGTGGAGGGACTTAACCTCTTCGTCTGTTGGCTCCCGGTCCACCCAAATAAAGGGGAGCACATGGGACACCCCAGAGTTGTAGTCCCACCATTTGTCGGGGTGCCAATTCCCATTGATTTGAGAATCATTCTCCCCCTGCCCCACGAGCCACCAGCTTGGGGTATAGGTCACCCACTTGCGGGTTTCGTGCGCGTCCTCCAATCTGTGGTCAATATGCTTGGGGTACTTGGCCTTGATGTGGTCTTGGGCGTCCGTGACATGGGTCAAGAAATCCGGGATTGTTTCCCGCTTGAGCGCGAAGCAGTGTGTGCGGTTGATGCGTCCGGCCTCGTACACTGCGCTGTTCACCCAGCGAGGACTCCCTCGGTGCTGCCCTCCCAGATAGATCTGGTCCCAGTTCTCAGGGACCTTGTCCATGAAGTCGTCGAGCCGCTCTTCAAAGCCCTTGTCAAAAACAACGTCATCCTCGAACACAAGGTAATCTGGAGCCCCATTCAACCACACGTCCTGCGCGATACGGATGTGGGTTTGGAGACAACCCCACGCTCCGTTACCCGCCCGGTACCAAGAGGCCGGGGGGAGGTCGTCGCCCCGGATTGCGGTCACAACTTCCAGCTTGTCAGTGTACTTTGAGATACCCTTGATAGAACGCTGGGCCCTGTCCGACTCTGGTTCTAAGGTCATGAGGTAAACCCTACTGAAATGTCTGTCTAGTACTTTCATCTAAAAAGAAGCGGGGGTGGAGGAAGAAGAGGAGGAGGAGGAAGTCGGCGCCAACGGATCTGTGGGGGCCGGGTACCCGTCGAACTCCAACTTTAGAACCTTTGTGGCTCCTCCGCAAACATAATAGATGGCATTTTCTGTGGCCGCTCCGTATGTCCAGTACCCCGTCCCCCCGTTGCCATCGTCTGCGAGGGCCATGGTGGCGGACACGTCGGTGTATCCAATCTCGTCGGTGGCTGGGTCAATCCAAAACAGGTAGGGCATGGACCAGACAGTCGAGTACACTTTCCCATCCGGACCCAGTACCGCGGACATGGCCCGCTGGGCGGAGCTGCTTTGAAGGGCCGCAGGTAGGGATATTTCCGTTGTGGCGTCAGTGAGGGTATCGATCTTTAAGATCGTGTTCCCGGACCGTGGCATGATGTATATGCACTGGTTGGCGGGGACATATACTCCCTTTCCGCCATACTTTCCAAAGTACGCCGGGGTTGAGAAGGCAGACCCCACGGTTGTGCCTCCAGTCAAGTTGGTCGCGCTCCACGACACGACGCCCGTGGAGGGGTCAAAGATTAACACGCGGTGGGGACCCCATGGAGTGCCGTACATTTTGCCGGTGTTGGGGGCCTTGGTCATCCCCCACTGGTACCCCGCAAGCTTGTCCAAGAGGGTACCCTCTGTCCATGAGGGTGGCCCGGGATGGCGGGAGTAGGCGACCGTAGACGCGGAGGGAGTGTCTGGGTTAAATGATCGTAGGTAATCGAAGTCCTGATACACGGTGCTGTACACAACTCCGTCGGCTCCGAGGGCCCCACCTCGTACCTGATAATTGGCCCCGAAGCTACTTAGGGTGATCGGGGTTGTCCGGGGGTCAACAATAAGGTACCCGGCCGCTGAGCCCGAGGGGTTGAAGATGAGCCGACCATCCGGGTGGCTTATCCCATCCACCCACTTCTTGGTCCCGGTCGTGATCCCCGCGGTCGACACAGACAGGTCCACTGTGTCAGTTACCGGGTCGAGGATGAAGAGGTCGTCGATATTATCGTAGCCTGCCCCATACAACTTACCGTCGTATGTGCTTCGCTGCAACGAGCGCCACTTAACTACGGTCCCGTAGGAGTTGGGGAGGTCGATTAGTATGGGCGTAAACGGGAGACCCCCGCTGCTGCTACTGGAAGGAGGTCCTATGCTAAAGGACGAAGAGAAGCTAACCGAAGAACTCGATAACGACGTACTCTTTGCTGACCCGTAACTATTCACTTGCTGACTGGTGAGAGTAAGCTTGATTGATGAACTCCTCGTTGTCGAGGAATTGTTTTGCAGTTCTCGCGGGGAAGCGGGGGTCGTAGAATGGGTCGTTGGGGTGGCGGGAGTGCGCAAACCCACGCCGGATGCCGGTAATGGATACGTTCACCAGTCCCTTCTTGAGGGGCCAGAGAAGGCCGGAATCAATATACAGGTACCCGTCGTGGCCGATCCATGATCCATAGGACACGGGTCGTTTCCCCTGAACCGAACGGACATTCAGGGTTCCGGGTTCACAGACGACTACGTACTTAGGATCGACCGGGACTCGAGTGATTCGACCGGTGATCTCGACTTGGGTAAAGTCCTCGAAGCGCACCTCGGGACTCTCCATAATAAACAGGGCGGCGTACCCGGTGGTGTGGAACCACTGAGGGACGGGGACGATGCAGGTACTCTTGGAACTACTCCCACCCCCGGTGGATGAGGAGGAAGGGGGTCCTGCGGAAGAAGCCGAGGGACCCGAGGAACTACTACTGTCAGACCCCACGCCACACGGGCTGGTGTCTTGCACCACGTGGGCGAACCAAGGGACATCACTGGAGACATCTTGGAGGACAGGACTGCCCTCATTTACGGTACCGATGCGGATAGCAAACTTACCAGTACAGCCGGTACCAGACCCGCTACCCGAGCCACCACCCGACCCTTCGGACCCAGACCGTTCAAGCTCCTCGTTTAGAAAACTAATATCTTGCTCCACCGGCCGGCCGACCCGGATCTCGCAGACGGTGATCTCGCCACCCGCGCCGATGGCATACTCCCAGTAAAGGAACACTTCGCCATACCCGTCGAGTTGGGTGTAGATGTTTGGGACCTCGGGGTCCAGTTCGGTCCCATTATACTTCGGGACACATACTTTCGTTTCTTGGATTGGGTTCTGAGTGATTGATTCGACTACAGTCACTCCCTCCTCGAGGGTGACCCGGGTAACCTCCTGAATAGTTACCCCGTAGTGGAGCTCCCCGTACATAATCTTGGCCCCGCCATCCCCATGAGTAAGGGCGAAGGCGTGAGGCTTGAAAAGAAAGTGCTCCCGGTCCGCCTTAGACCCCCCTCCCCGCGCCCCCTCTACTGACGCGCCGGGAATAACCGGCTCGGGGGAAGGGGGAAATGGGGCATCAAAATCAATGGAGTCCAGCTCTTCGCTCATGTTAATACGGAGGGTACGCTTTTTGGATGGTCACTAGGTAACCACCCCGGAAGGGCTTCTGAGAAGAACCGATGACGGCGGGCCCCGTGGGCCAAGTAGGGAGGGCCGTCGCAGTTTCCCAAGGGTCTCCCCCATACGTGCCCGGCTCGAAGACTGGGTCGCTGGTTCCAATATTGTCCGTTAGCGTCATGTTCCCGTTGAGTAGGACGTTGCTGAAGCTGAAGGAGTACTGGGCGCCGGAGTAGCGTCCGCTCTTGGTGTCGAAGATTACGGGGGAGGGTAGAGATACCGCGTCTTTGGACCAGTACTGTTCCACTTGGAATCGGGTCGCCCCACTGTACCGGTCCTTCTCGGGACGGATCTCAACGGAGACGTTGTCACTTCCACTCTTGCGGGCAATGGCCCGGAACTCGAGGGAACCGGGACCGAGTACCTCCGGCCACGTAAAATTCTGCCAAGTGGTGTAGACGCGTACGGTCTTCCCATACGGGCCGTCCGGTAAACCCTGAGGGATTACCTCTGTGTTCGTCACGGCCCACCAGTTTTCGGAGATCTGGTTCACTTCCACATTCACCCCGCCGGCGGTGAGACCCCATGCAGAGGCGTCGGCCGCCGCGGTTTCAATGGGGGTTCCCCCGTAGTCCTCGCCCCGGTAGTACAGGGTAGTGGAAGACCCGACCACCCCTCCGGTGGCCTCATCTAGCTGCTGCCGCGAAATAGTGACCTTCTTGACATAGGTGCGTACCTCCACAACGTAGAGAGAGTCGAGTTCCTTCTGACCGATGCGCTTCTGCACCCGGCCGGAAAGAACGTAGGTGTCCGCAGAAAACTTTCCTGATGGGGCAGTGGGCATACTGGTGCCCATTGCGGGGGCCGCCTCGTCAAACTCGGTGCGTGGGATAATGTACGTCCGGGTCACCGCGTCAAACTTTTGTCCACCAATGTCAGCCGCCGAAAATTCAAAGTTGTACTCGTCTTGGTCGGCCCGGTCGGCGACGTAGTACTTCCGGACCCGCAGAGAATCTTGTCCGTCCCGGCCGAACTCAAAATCCTGATCCTGTTCCCAGTAACACAGTACGTGATTCGGGAACTTGTCCGAGTCAGGGTGGGGAGTTCCGTAGGCCCGGACCCCGTCATTGGTGAGGTCCGTGTAGTCGGCACGAGAAAGAGTGTCCCGCTCCCAAAAGAAAAGATCCCGAAGGTCGGGGGAGGTGAATGCGAGTACTCTCTGTCGGGTGGCTGCGGGCATGACTTACTTGGTTATGGCGTCGAGGAGTTTGTAGAGCTTCTGCACCTGCCAATCAATGCTGGCTCGGATGGCCCTAATCCTCGAGACTACTTCTTGGTCCAGCGCAAGGAATTCCTCCGGGGGACTAGGGGGGTCTTGGTTCTCGGACCGGGCTTGGCCGTCCACGCCCGGGTCTCCGGGTTCTGGCTTCGAGAACTTGGCCGAGTGTACAAGGTTCAGGAACCACTCTCGGGACACTTTGCTCCCCGGGCAGGTCTTAGACGTGCGGGGGTCGTCCCGGTGGAAAGTTACTTGGGCGTCGGTCCAACCCAGCTCCTCTTGTAGAATACTCACAGCCTTGGCGGTGTTCCTCCATACTTGGCGGCCCCGTCCGGAACGAGGGTCCTCGACGTCGTAGTTCCCAAGGGCTTCTATCCCAAGGTACCCCGGGTTAAAGGACCGTGCGTGGACCCCGCGGGCAGTCATTGGGGAGAGACCAAAGATCTGGTCCTCATCCGTAAAGAGGTGGGGGCCCGCACTCCAACGCAATTTCTTGCCGTAGAAGTGGGCGAGATTCCTCATGTGCTGGATAGTCCAACCGTTGGGGCGCTGGGCGAGGTTGGGGGCCGCGGTGTGGTGGATAGTCACACCCTTGGCCCACCCCTTAATGCTGGCGGCGTGCTTCTTGACGTGCGCTCTGAAGGACTCGGCGTCCCATACTTTACCTACTGCTGAATAACTCATATTAGGTGGTCAGGATATTACGAATGACGTTGGCTTGCAAGCGAATTTCGGTGAGCTGGGTATCAGTCAGGCCCCCATAGAACGTCGCGGCGCTCATGTAGAAGAGCTGGCGTTCGTGGGTTCCGAGGTACACAACCAAGCTGTCTTCAACGCCCTCCGCTAGATAGATGTCACGTAGTTGGCAGGGAGTCATCTCCTTGGTCTTGTACCTTATTTCCCCAGAAGACATAGCATTGACCAGCATTGAAATGTACCCCGCGTCGACGGGTAGCTGCTGGTATTTAGAGGGGCCCCCCCTGTCTGGATCCTCAGTGGTCCAGTGCAGGGCTGAGACATAAAAGGGGGACCCCGGCTTGGGGATCCCACCCCCGTTGTGTCCCGCAAATATGATGGCCCTCTGCACTCCCGCGTCTTGGATAGCTTGCAGAGCTAGGTATAACTTCTGGTACTTAGCGAACCCCCGAATAGTCTTCGTGTCCGTGCGGGACTTGTCCCACTCCCTTAAGAAAGGGAGCAACCACTTTGCAAATGCAAATATTCCGGACAGAACGGCGGTGACCGCTGCCGCCCATGCTGCCGGGTCTGCCATGGTTACTTTGCCGGTTCGACGATTGGTACTGGATTGAATTCCGCTGAGAATTCAAAAGCACCAGTAGCGGGGTTGAAGGTCGCAGTGGGGGAGATGTCTCCACATGAGACGAGGGCGAGGGTAATCAGAGCCAAGGCGAGGGGGAGTAGTGTTTTCATAGTCAAGGGTGGGGTTGGGTTATTCGGACTTCCCCGGGTACAGGGCGCCCGCTACTACGGCGATTCCCGCCGCGGGGAGGGAAATGTAGTCCGGGACGTCGACCGCGTCGGACGCGAGCCAGATCCCGAGAGCGACGACGGCACCTGCAAAAGTGGTCGCCTTAGATGTCCAGATACCTTTGAAGAATTCTTTCATAACAGCTCGATTGTATCAGGGGAGTACGCTTAGGTCAACAGGATACCCCGAGATTGGTGCGCAGAATTAGATGGTGGAGGTTGGTTAAGCCCCGCAGGCGCCGGCAGTAACGGTGGGCGCAGGAGCGGTTCCCGTGGCGACCAGCCAAGGCTCTGAATCCGGATCGAGTTCAGTAGAGATTAGGTAGCGGTCGGCTACCTCGGCCTCCCGGATTACCCACGTACCCCACAAGTAGAGGATGCTGAAGCTAGGGTTCTCGGAATGGACGTAGGAGGGGCGCCCGCTTACCTCAACGCTCTCGACGTAGGTGCCGTTGGCCGCCGCGGTTCCGGCACCTGACACGCAATAAGAGGTCACTCCCGGCGAAGAGATTGTTAAGAAGCTGCCAAGCTCCCCGAGAGATGTTCGCTTCGGAGCGCCCGTGCTACGGTCCCGAAGTAGGATGTGGTCATTCGCATTCAAGTCCCCGGACGGAAGGTATCCTTGAAGGCTTGGTGGGACGGGTCTGGTCGACTTAGGCATTGGAAATTAGTTAGCGGCGAGGAAGGCTTCGAGTTGGGCAAGTGTGGTCCACTTGAAGTCACCGGCGTCCCGATCCCAAACTTGGATCAAGTCGTCGTCGGATAACTCATCACTTTCGAGGAAGCCCTCAATTACGGAGTCAGCAGGTATGGTGCTTTTTGGCATGGTTGTCGCGTAAGTAAAAAGCCCTCCCCACCTTAGGGGCGAGGAGGGCTTTGATATTGGTTGCGTACCTTACGCCGCCGAGGTGGCAGACGTGCGGTCGTAGATGAGTGCGTATCCGAAGCGGTTCTTCAGCACCTTCGTCGCCGATGCGAGCACTCCGAGGAAGTTACCGATGGTTCCGAGTGGGTTGAGGTCCACGCTCTTGATGTTCACCCAGTGGAACTTACCGGAGTAATCGACTGGATCGAAGCTAAGGCCGGCGGCACTTGGTGCGGGAGCCGGGATGAGCGACTGCATCACCTCCTTGTGGAGGATGTGGGCGACTTCGTACTTAGCGGTATCCGCTTCGTAGGCCGAGTTCGGGGTAATGACCCCCGAGGAGATCGTATACGGCTCGACGCGGAGGTAGTCCCCGTTGGCGTAACCCGCATCCGAATCGGCTGCGCGGTAGCGCGGCGCGAGATCGTCGATGATGTGGTAGAACCCGCGGAAACCTTTGGACACCCCGAGAGGCGCAAGGAGCTCGTCAACCCGAGAGGACTCCCGGACGTCTGAGCGGATCTCGCTTTCCGTTTGGAGGGTGTAGCTTGCTTCCGAAGAGCAAACGAGAGCGAACTGAGGTCGGCCGTTTTCCATTCCCCACGCTTTGCGGCCTGCGCCACTTCGTACGAGAGTGTTGTAAACCTTGTCAAGTACGGCGTTGGAGATGTTTGCGATGGTTCCACCGGGGGCGCCATTGTCAAATCGGTCGACTGCGTCTCCGCCGGTGACCGAAGTTTGAGTGGTGCTGGTTCCAGAGTCTTTACACTCGACGACGTAATAGACGACGCGCTGGTACTCGTCCCGGTAACGCTCTTCCCATCCGTAGCGGACACCCTCGGCGAGAGCGTCAAAGGATGCGGAGAGCTGCTCGGCACGGTGCGTGGCGAATCGGAGGTCGTCGACGCTGATCTCAGGGGACCAGACTGTGGCCCGCTTGAGGCTGTATGGCTCGAGGCGCTTCTGCCAATCAATTCGAGAAGGGTTAGTCGAGGCGGCACTACCCAAGGCGTCGTTGGCGAGTTGGCCATGGAAGTCAGAGACGGTGTCGTTGAGGAGTCCGCCGTTTCCGCTGACCTGACCAGAGTGGTCTTGGCCAGAGGTGTAGCCGGAGGGACCCGCAAAGTCTCCCCAAGTAAGACCAATCGCGTCTTGAGCCGCGTTGGTTGGGAGGGAGCGTTCATAAATCAGAGACTGGAGACGATACCCAACTCCTTCGGGGAAGGTACCCTTGGGGATGAGGTCAAGCCACGGGGAGATGTGGACGTTTTCGGCGTGAACATCAGAACCGATATGGTTAGCCTGCTGTTCGAGGACGGCGTTGATTTGGTCCAACCCGTCTGTACGTGTTCCGGAGAATGTAGACATAGTAAATAAAAGTGAGTTTGCTGCGTAGTCGAGCCCTACGCGGGCGTGCTTGTGGGGTGGTGCAGAGACCGGTTGGAACCGTAGAACTGGTTAGCTACCAGAGCAGAGCATTCGGTTGATGTCGGGAAGAATACCAAGTGCGACATTTTGTCACAAGTAAAAAATGAAATAAAAAAATCCCATTGAGGGAATTAACCCCCAATGGGATGCGTCGGGTCCGTAGTGGTAGCGGTCCTTATGGCAAAAATTTATACAGCGGCGCCAAGAGCCTTCTCGATGCGCTCCACCGCAGATCCGATTCCTTCAGTCTTGAAGGGCTCGGAGGAGTTGTCGCTGTCCGTTGGTTTCCCTCCGCCGGATCCTGAACCCTCGCCCCCGGGAGTCGATCCCCGCAGCTTGAGGTTGTCGTCGAGGGCCGTCTGAAGTTCTCCCTCCAGCTTCCGGACGTGCTTCGCAAGTGGGATGATGGCGTCGTAGGAGAAGCGAGCGAAAGCTTGGTCCGTTGGATCGAGGGCCTCGACCGGGGTTTCAGCGTTCGCGTTCACGAATCCGGATACAACGTCGTCGCCGACGATGTCGAGGAGGAATTTGGCCTTTTCCTTCAGGCGGTCCACGGTGGCCTTGGCTGCGCCCTCCCGGGTCTGCCGGGCCTCAAGTGCCTGACGCTCCTGCGCTTTCGTAGCGAGCTCCTCCGCCTCCTTGAGGGCGGCCTCAGCGTTGTTGACGAGTTCGTCCCGTTTGGCGAACGTGGCTTCCGCCTTCTGACTAAGGTTATACAGCTCGAACTTGTCGGCGTCTGCAACGTCATCTCCGAGGAGTTTGTTGATGTTGTCCGACAACTCCCGGCGGTTGGGACTGCCGAGGATATTCGCGAGTTGGTTCTTGTCCACTCCGTATCGATCCGCGATGCTGTCGCTGGCGGCGAGGATCTCCTGTTGGGGCTTGGACACAGCCTCCTTGTACGCTTCGGTGTCCTCGAGACGGAGAACACTCTTCGCCTCTTCGTTGGCTTTGAGCTGGGCCTCGAGGGTGGTGATCTTTTCGGTCGCGGCCTTCAGGGCCTCCGGTTCCGCGGTACGAGTTTCGAGTTCGCGTACTTTTGTCTCGAGTTCTCGATTCTCTCCTTTGAGGCGCTTGAACGCTCCGCCGGCCGTCTCAGTGAGCTTGAGCTCTTCCGCCAACTTGTCGTCGAGGTACTGCTGGATCTTCGCTTGGTCTTCCGGGTCGAAGGAGGCGAGGAGGTCAGAGGGGTCTCCGGCTTCTGGCTTGGGTGTCTCATCCGGCTTGGGTGTCTCATCTGGTTTGGGGTCGCTTCCCTTGTTCGCCCCTTCTGAGAGGGAGTCAAGAGGGTCCGGCCCCCCGCCTTCATCAGACTTGCGTAGGCCCTCGAGGTCCTCCGGTTTGGGATCCGGGGTGCTCTCAGGATTTGTGTCTGGGGTACCTTCGTCCCTCTGTTGCGCGAGAGAGTCCGCTCCGGAGGTGGCGTTTAGTTGGGCTTCGATCCGGTCGAGGAAGTCTCCTGCGCCGGGGGTTGCTTCTGGGGTATCTGTTTGGTTTGCCATGAGGGGGTCTGGTTATTCAGTAAGTTGTTCAATGTGTGTCCACTCCCCCCATGCTGAGACGTCCTCCTTGGGTTGGAGCTCCTTGGAGGGGGTGGCGAGTAAATGGAGCTGGCGTACAAATTCGCCCATGCCCGCTACTTGATTGGCGGCTGAGGCCTGCTCGGTGGGGCTAGCTTTTTGGAGCTCGTAGGTCCGGGGTTGGGCCTCCCAGATCACGGCGCTGAACGCTCGGCGGAGGGTCTCATCCTTGAGGAGATTCGCGAGGGTGAGTCTGTCGGCGTCTTCAAACTTCTCGACGCTGCTAAAAGGTAGAGGGGTCACTGAGGGAGTTATATTTTCTTTAGGGGGTAGTGTCAACAATATTATTGACGGGAAGGAGGCGCCTTATGTCCTTTTACAGTTTTGTCGTCGCGCCATTCCACCCGACGAAGCGGTCAGCCGCGGTAAAAGAGTCGATGAACCCACGTGCGAAGTCGCTGATCGGGGGGCATTCAGCGTTGCTGATGTTCAGGTGAGGTACTACCGGAAAATCCCGCCCTAACTTTTTGCCCAGTACATCTGGTAGGTCCCCAATTCGTGGGAGTGGAAGGATGATGTCATACTTACTCAGGTCGGTGCCAAGGTAACTCACCTGTGGTAGCACATGTACACGGAAACGGTCGGCCTTTCGGTGGTTGCCGAGGAGGTTCGAATACAACCGGCTCAGGAAAGTATCGAGGCCCACCCCCCGTGGTGCTACGTGCCCCCGGTACCAAGACAACAGACGGTCCTCTGGGGACCGGTGTAATGCGACCCGCACCGCGTCCGGGGGTATGTTTTTTTCATCGGTGTGTAGGCCCGTACCTTCGAATACCCCCCATACGGAGTCTTTCTTATGGGGACTCAGGACATCCGTGTGCCCTTTAATGGGGGTACCGTGGAGGATCTCCCATAGGAAACCACGTATGGTACTCGACCCAACCTTAGCAGGGGCGTAGACGGCAAAGTCCTTATGTGGGTCTAAATAGATCTGCATTACAGTAGCGCGAGATGTTCGAGGCCCCGTCCTCTTCGAATCCATGGGGTGACGTCAGAGACGTCCATGGGAATCTGACGCGCAACTAGGGCGGCGAGGGCGTCCCGTTGGTTACTCCCGATATGGAGAAGAGACGTCCCGCAAGCCTGTACCTTCTTTCCCATGAGGGCGGCCTCCGTCAAGACGGTGGAGTTCATGCCCCAAACCAGATCGGCCCCCATGATGAGCTCCTTGAGGGGTCGCTTCTCTCCGAGAGTGATGTCGTCAATCAAGTCCGCATAGTCATGCCCGTCAAGTGGGTGCCTGCGGAAGAGGATCTCCTTGTGGGGGAACATCTTCCGCGCCATCCGGATTACGCCTCCCATTCTCTTGAGTGGGCTCCACTTCTGGACCGCGGTGTCCTTCGCGAGCTGGAGAGGAACTAGTACATAACCTTCTTCAGTCGGAGTAAGTCCTTCGCGGTACTTCTCCGAAAGGGCGTCGAGGTTATCGTAGTCCGCCGGCTCTAACCAATCCAGACTATCGAACCGTAGGGAGCAGTTGCCATTTGTGCCTCTCCAGTCGTAATACGTGTTCTCATCTTGAGGGAACCAAGCTACCTCGATGTTGATGGTCTTTCCCCCCCTCCTGCGGATACTTTCCTTGACCCCCCACAACCATTCATACTCTCCGTTCCAGAGGTACACGAGGTCCGTGTCCCTGAGGCGATGTTCCAAACCATCCCCATAACTCACGTAACGCACGTCATGCCCCTGTTTTTGGTGCCACTCAAAAACCGGCCGTACGGCGTTTGCGTGGAAAGACTTCGGCGCGTTCCATAAGGCGAAGGCGACTTTCATGGTTAGGCAAAGAGATCCGGTACTTGTTCCGGAGCAGAGTTGCGTAAGGCTTCCTGAGCCGCGGCGAAGTCCGCAAGGTTTTGTTTCTGTCGGGCCTCATCTCGCTTGATGGCTTGCCGTGTCTCGGACTCGGCCCGGAGGATCTCCTGCTTGACCAAAGAGAGCTGTCGCATCTCGGCTGCTTTGTCCGAGACGCCCCCTCCTTCTTCTCCTCCATCTGACTCGATGGACCTCTCGGTGTTCTCGATAATCTGGGTGAGTTTGTTGGCAACATCCAGTGCAGCCGACACAAGGTTCTGTTGGTTGGGGTCGCTGGCGAGAGGCTGGGCGTGACCTTGGACGTGGACGCCGATGGCCTGCAAGACGTTGAGGGATTCGCGAGGGTCTAGTTGGCCGGACACCACGGCATCAATGTACTGTTGCGCGATGGGGAGGTGGAGCTCGAGGTGGCTTCCATGGAGCTGGGCAGGTAAAACAGGTACCGACTCTCCCAGTTTCATGAGCGCGTTCTCAAGTACCGCGTCAGTCTGGGCGGTGGTGCCGCGAGGCTGCTCATCCTTCTGGACGTAACGCGCCGCGGACTCGTGGCCGATACGGGCGGCCACACGGTCAAAGGTGAGGTTGCGGTTGCCGACCTCGTCCATGAACGGGCGCTCCTGATTCAGTTGGTCAAGGACCGCGATTCTGGCTGCAGGGTTCCCGGCTCCGATTGCCCGGGCCGCCTTGGTGCGGGTGTGGTCGACGTTCTTAATCTGTTCGTCGGTGAGGCCGCGCTCGCGGCAACGCTCGAAGAAAACCTTAATGGCTGGGTCGGTCGAAGGCCCCTCGACAATTCGGCGCACCACCTCACGAAGGAGGCGGTCGTAGCTCGCATAGAACAATGCGAGGTTGGAGGCGGAGAGTCTGGTCGCACTTTCGAGCTCGGCTCGTACTTGGAGAGTGTTACGATATGGGGAACCCTTCGTTGCTTGGGTGGTCGAGTAGAAGTCGCTGGTATCCGCGAGCTGGTTGCGGATGTCACTGACGACAGGCAACATGTTCTTGGTTAGGTCGGCGTTGACCTTACGGTCCACGACTTCCACGTTGGGGCGGAGCACGTTCCAAGGTCCGTAGAATTGGATAGCCATGTCGCGCAGGTCCTCCATGGAGTTGGGCTGCACAAGGATGCCGCCGGAGATAGCCGCGGCGTCGGCCGCTTGGCACTGGAGGCGATTGAGGTATTGGACCAAGGGGAAGATGCGGTGACCGTACCCACGTACTGAGTGGTACGTGCCGTTATTTCCCACCCCATGCGTGAAGATGGTGAACGCCTGTTCCGACCGCTCGTGGATGAACTCCTTGGAGTACAGGAATGATTCGTTCTGCCCGGCGAACTTTGATTGCTTACCCCCCTGCTTGTCTGCGAGCTTCGAATGTTTCTCTTCCCAGATATAGTGGGAAACCTTGCCGTTGAGTTCTTTGACCCATGTATGCACCAGCCGTACCGACTTGGTCTCCATCGCTTCATGGGTGTCTCCATTCTTGACCAGACGCTGCCAATGCTCCCAGTCGTTACCCTTGTCCTCCTTACTGGAGCGACAGGCCGACATAATCGCTTTCCGGGTGGCCTCGATGTCCCATCCTTGGGTACGGGCCGCATCCTCATTGGAGATGAACTTGTACAGTTCAGCTACGCTATAATCCCTCCTCGCAAAACAAATGTCGATGGCCTCTTCGCTGGCGCGTGTGTTACGGGGTACCTTGAAGTCACGCAGAGAAGATACTTGGGGGCGCCAATCGTGGTGGTTGTCGAAGTACGTGGGGCCGACTCCGTGCTTAAGGTATTCAGTAACGAGGGAGAGGTACCGGGAGTTCCACTCCGGCCAGTCCCGGATCATGGTGGTGAGTTCCTCGTTGCGGATAGCGTTGGCCTCCCTCTCTCCAATCTCGGTCTCCTCGGAGGCCCCCTTATTGGAATGTGTGTCGACGAGGAACTCGGTAGAGGTCGCGAGGTCGACGTACCCTGCGAGGGCGGCGTCGAGGTGTCGTTGACCTTCCCCAAAATTTAGGTTACAGCGTCCTCCTTGTCCGGCCGCCCGTAACTTGGCTTGGTCGTAGGGTGGCTGCCCATCGAACATGCCGTCTACCTTTGCCCTCTTGCGCGAGTTCTCGCGGTCATCCATGAGGCAAGTGTGGTATATCCCCAATGCCGCGGAGAGGGTCTTTAGCCGCGGGGTGGCCGGGGACTTACCATCCCCTTCAAAAGTCTGGAGGTCATTCTCAGGAGCGTCAAGTAGGTCGATCTGGTGGGCCACGGTTAGGAAGCTTAGTCGAGGCTTAAACCGATGTCAACGCAAAAGTCATGGACCCACTTGGGGTACTTCCCGGGCCACCGCTCCCGATGCCTGTCTCCTTTCCGGCAGTTCCAAGCCGAAGGGACGACTTGTAAGTTTTCCTCGTGGTGGGTCCCACCTTTCGCAAGAGGGGTCGTGTGGTCTACGGACCAGCCTCCCTTGCGTTTGGACCGCTTGTTGAGCGCCTCGCATAGGGCGTAAATCTTGTCAATGGTCTCGGGACATGCACTCGGGTCTTCCGCCCCCACTTTCCGAGCCCGGTACCTCCGGCTGCTGCGGTGGCAGATCTCTTTGTTTTTCTGGTAGTACTCCCGGAAAGCTTTCCGCCGCGCTTCCCGATGCTTCGCGGCGGACCTCCTCTTGGACTCCCGCACCTTCTCTAAATTTTCCAGTCGGTACTTTCGGCAGCGTGCCCTCTCCCGTTCCCGGTTTCGGTCCCGGTACTCCGCCTGTTTCTCCCTCTCACACACGAGGCAGCGGGACCCTCTATTCTGGTGCCCTCCCGCTTTCCTAGGGAACTCCCCCCATGCTTTGAACTCGCCGCATGAGGTACATTCGCGTCCGGTGGGAATCTGGGGCATGGTGGGAGTATGGGCGTTTCTAGGAGTTGTGTCTACTTTATTTTAGCGAAACAGGACGTCGCGGTCGTACCACTTGTACCCGTCCGGGGTAAGTAGTTTGTACTGGCCGATCTTGTTTGGCTTGAGGGTAACCGGGTCTGCCCGGGGCACTCGGAACCCTACCCGCCGCACCTCCTTCTTGCCGGGATGAAACAGGTAGGCGGGGAAGCCGGCGCGGGCCTCCCACCCCTTGGGCCAGTGGGTGATCTGATAGAGGTCCCCTTCGAGGGACACCCGCCCGGACATGAGTAACGTCGACACCTTGCGGCGGGTACCGGAGTTGTCGATCAAACAGTAGTGGGAGTACTGCCGGCCCTGTGGGTTAATTTGGATCTGCGGGGTGAGGGGTTGGCCAGTGGCCTTAGACACCACCAGCCCCTTCTCAAAGTTGTACCGGTCCGAGTACTCCGCGGGGTCGAAGTCTGAGAGGACTTTAAGGAGTTTTTTAGACATATGGTAGTTGGGTCCGGGTTACTTAGTTTGGGAATCAAATACGGATTTGATGGACGCCCGGGAGAATCGATAGTTCTTCCCGGATTTCTCAGAGTACAGCAGGTAGACGGCCTCATAGTCCGGGTGCTTGGATCCCGGACACGGGACCTCGGCCAAGGGAACCTGCTCGGGGCGGATCAGGACCTTGTCGGACTTGGTGCGCCACACCCTACCGTCGGGGGTAAAGGCGTAGTTGGCAAACAGGGGAGTCACCACCTTGGACCCCTCCGGCGGCCGGACCTCCCATACCTTGCGGTCGAAGGACTGAACCACCTCGGCGGGCGTGACCCGGACACGTTGACCGTCGTTGCGTCGGAGGAACCAGTGGTCCCACCCGTTGGGGCTATGGAGCGTCATGGGTGCGCCGGCCTTGGCCCCCTTGGATCCGCGGCAGATTACCGTAGGCGGGGAAGTCGAGAGATCAAAGTCGTAGCGGTCCGCAAAGTCTTGGGGATCGAAGGTGCTCTCGACGTCCATGAGGTCCACGTGTTTGTCGAAGATGTCGGTCGCCAACACGTGGTCAGCTTCGCCGTCGGCGTTGACCAGACGGAAGTAGGGCGGGGCGCCCCGCTTGGATTTGGGGTTGAGGTTCCTGCGAAACTTGGTGTCAAATACCGAGGTGTTGCTTTTGCGGAACTTGTACCGGGGGTACTTACTCCGGTCGAAGGAGATGAAATTGGATACGGGGTTTCCCATTGGAGTAGTAGTCGTTAGGGTTGTGTGGGGGAGGGCAGGGTTGGGAATACCCTCCCCCACATTGTTGGCGGATACGGCCGGTTAGTCCGCGCACTCAGAGATGACGCCTTCGGTGGCGGCGGCCACCTCCTTGAGACCCACTGCGATAGACGCGAGGACCCCCACTACGCGGTCGTGAGCGGCTTGGAGTTGCTGATAGTCCTCAGACAAGGCGGCGAGCTCCCCGCTGAGGGCAGCGATGCGCCGCTCGGGGGAGAGAGCTCCCTGATCCCCGGACCCGGACCCGGACCCGGACCCGGAGTCAGGAGCGGGAGTATTGGGTCCGGGATAGAAGGTCTTGGGTTCAGGGTTCTGGGTACCGGCCTCATGGAAGGGGACCACGTTGTCGGGTTCAGGGTTCTGGGTACCGGGTTCAGGGTTCCCCTCGGCGAAGAGTTGACGTAGGAAATCGGAAACTTCTTTCTTCAGCTCCTCGACAAACTCTTCGGAGCAGGGGCTGGAGTCGTCCCGTTCCAGCTCGAGGCCATCCTCGATGAAGGAGCGTAGGCCGGCCTCGGTATGGAGATGGACACACCCACCCCCGAACCCCTCGGCGTGGATGAGCTCCTGCAGCTTCTCAATATCGACTCGGGTAGGCTCCCCCTTGGAGCGGAGGTAGACAGAGTGGATGCTGTGGAGGTTGGGGAGGTATTTGAGGACTTCGTGGACCTCTTCGAGAAGAGCTTCCTCTACGTCCTCGGGGGACGCCCCGGGCAGGGGTGAGGCCCCGACCACTGCGAGTCCGTGGTACTCTATGTTTGGTACGGTCTCCGCAATGGTATCAGGGTCGCTGAGTAGGATGACGGCGGAGTGTAGTGATTCTATGTAGGGTGTGGTTGTTTTTGCCATACCTAAAGGTACCACACGTGTCAACCCCATTCGGGTAATCTGGTCTTTTGATGGGTCGCAAAAAGGGGTTTACTGAGTATCAGTGAGTTAGCGGTTCGTTTTGCCGCAAATAGAGGCTCCAGCCCGCATAGGTACAAGGAAACGTGGTCCGCGGGAACCCCCACTCCACGGACCCCCACTCCACAAACCCTCCATAAAGGTATTATCAGAAGAGATCCTACTCTCTCAGTAATACAGAAAACTCTTCCTTAAGGGGTTTGTGGAGTGGGGGTCCGTGGAGTGGGGGATCCCTCACGTTGCGTTTCCTTGTACCTATGCGGGCTAGCGCCCCTATTTGCGGCAAAACGAACCGCTAACTCATTGATACTCAGTAAGCCCATTTTTACCCTGCGCCCTGATCCCTGATTTTGCACCCGCGTGCAACAAATATTGCACCGAGGATCGTTGTAGGTACAAGGCTTGCGAGCCCCGTGCTCTGAATCTTGCGCCGGCCCGGTGCAACTTGTGCAATATATTGCGAAACAGGTGCGACAAAATGTCACACTTTTGTAAGTCACTGATTCTCAGTCCGTTCCACAACCCCCTCCGGTGCAACAAAAGTATTTTCAACAAATTGTGTGCACCATAATATACTATGATTCCGGTACCGAGAAAAACGAACCCACCCCCCAGCAGCCGGGTCGGAGGCTCAGGGCCCTGCATCCGGAACCAAGGCTCAGGGATCAGGGGTCGGGGATCAGGGTCCGCCGCGCAAACTGGTCCCGACTAGTATGGGGGTCTGTTCACCTATCCTAGTGAAGGGAGAGCACACCGCTTTCCCATAACCAAGAAAAGAAAATGACAACTAAAAACAAAATCGAAGTATCCGCGATCATCCTTAACGCCCTCGAAGCATTCGACAAGTCCGAAGATAAACTAGTCGTTGCCCTCTGTGCCCGCTGGAACCAACTGGCTGAAACGGGCATGGCCGAGCAGGATGCGGCCACGTCCTTCCTTGCGGAGTTACTAGTCGGGACTAGTAAAGTATGGGGCAAGCCTCAATGGAAGCAAATTGGCCTTTGGGCCTACCGTGCCAACTTCGAATGGGACTTGTTTCACCAAGGGATGCGGGGGGCTGCCAAGCTCTTGTTCCCCAAGGAAACCAAAGACGCCAAGTCTTTGTCTAGTTTCTCTGGAAAATGGATGGGCCTCAAAAAGTCGGAGGATCTTTGGAACATTCAGACTTCCGGAAAGGGCAAGGCGAAAGGCGGGAAGGCTAGGGCATTAAATCCCGATTCAATCGCCAAGCAGATTGAATCCCTGACCGCCAAGTTGGACGGGCAGAACACCCATTCAAAAGAATGGGCCGAGGCCAAGGCGGCCGCACTCCTCCTCGCCAAGGTCTTCGCCTAAGAAGACCGCACCGACAAGGGACCATACTAGTAAGCTCTAGTATGGTCCCTTTACTTTACCCAAAACCAAAACAAGAACCAAAACCAAAACAAAAACTATGACACTACATCAATACCTTGAGGGCGAAAGCTCCACGTTTAAGGCGGCCCTCGCAATCCAGTTGCGCAGTATTACTCCCACAAGGGAGGAATTCCTGCGAGTTTGCGCAGCTTTCCTCCCCCCTGTGCTTTGCGCATCCCTCGGTCGTATCGACGACCTCATCAGGCAAATGGACTATTATACGGATCACTTCGGCGACCTCCAAGATGCCACCGTTTGCGTTAAAAGATACGCGAGGACCATAGGGGCGAACACTCTTGAGAGGACCGTCGCATTCGAAACAGTATGCGAGCGGCATTCGAAATGGTTCTCAATCGGACGGCCCCACCGTGAGGACGGTCCCGCCATTGAGATTGCCAGTGTATAGCGTATCCTGTATCCTGTATCCTGTATCCTGTATGGCACTGTATGGCACTGTATGGCACTGTATGGCACTGTATGGCACTGTATGGCACTGCACCCTGACTCCATACTAGGGGCTACTAGTATCGGATCGGGGATCGGGGATCATGGATCAGGGCATAGCGACCCACCCTCTCACGTCTCCGGACGGGGGAGGGTGTCCGCTATGAAAGAGCACAAACAAAAACGAAAGGCCCTTATCCGAATGAATAAGGGCAAAGCCAGCAACGCCCAAGGGCGCTTCATCAATCGCGGGGTTCCCCCCGCCCCTGTGAAGAGAGACCCCGTGGATGTCGAGGTTCCCCTAGAGGTGACCCTTCATTTCCCCAACGGCCTTCCCGAGGGGGTGTGCACCCGCGAGTTGGGGGCCCGCATGAGTCGCATCCTTGTAGACGAGGAGGATCAAAGAGGGACGGATGTCGAGGGGGTGATCCGGACCTACCTGCTCCGGTCCCTTGAATGGGTGCTCCACTGTTGCCTAGCGTCGCACTTTAGCGACAAGTATCCGCACCGGTCCGTCCGGACCACCCGCAACGGCCTGACCTCCTTGTGCTACGTCCTCGCGGATTTGCGCCTCGCCAAGGAACCTAAATCCTACCCTCGTGTCAATGTTCGCGGGGCCTCCCGCCGTGACACTTACTAGGCCCACTTACTAGTCCCAACCAGTATCATCATGTATCCAAAGATCATAGAGATAGAGCTACGCTCATGCGGCACCTCACCCGGCAACGGAACCAAGCTCCGCGCCCATTGGTGTGAGACGTTCTGGTCCACGCTTTACTCGGGGAGTTCCATTGAAGTAGTGACCGGCGTGACCAATGAGGGCCACACTATAGTCGAGCCCATCCTCCGCGTCGCCAACGACTGCTTCAAGTTCCGAGGAGTCACGTATGACTTCTTGGCGATCCGACCCGCTCCGTTCATGGACAATGTGGGCCCCATGTTCCGCGCCTTGCTCGAGGCGTATCTCGAAACCCACGACCTCGAAAACCTCTACTACGGAGACAAGTCTTGGCCTCTTGAACAAGTGGAACAAGTATCCAAATTGATATGAAAACAAATAAGCAAAAGATAAAGCCCCGGCCTCCGGGGTTTACTAACCATCGTGGCGCGATAGACGCCGACTTGAAGTGGGCGTTCCGGCATTGGTGGCGGGACAGGCGCATGCCCTTGGTGCGGGAGATCCTCCGCAACTACGTCACCACCTTTCGGATCCGACGTGAGCAAGAAGGGAGGGACCAGTGAGATTGGCTTATCTCGTGGCCTTCGTGGCCCTTGTGATTGGGCTAGGCAAACTCGCCCAGTGGGTGAACCACACTTGGCCCGCTCCATGAGAACCGCATTCGAGCTAGCGTCGTGGGCCATCCTCGCCATACTCGTGGTGCTAACCGCATCTATCATTTAACCCCAACCACAGGTATAAGATTGAGTTCTTATACTCTCAGTGGCGTGTCACTTGTGACCTACTAGTATCAACTAGTATGTATCACAAGTGACATAGCACTGGGTAACAACTAACAACCCAGCCAACAAAACAATGAATACAAAAAACAACCAAAGTGTGACGGGAGTTCCGTCACGTGCCGCAGCCACTCGTGTCGCCACCCTCATGATGGTGGTGCCATCCGGGGTGCTGGCCTTCCAGAATGATGACAACGGACACGTCGAGTTGCGCACCCATGAACGGTGCGCCACTGTTGACGTGGATCCAGAGGGGGTCCGCCTTGTCACCAAGGTGGGTCGCCACTCCGAGCGGGAGGTGTTCGAGACATCAGATCGGGAGGCGGCTCGCCGCTTGATCCGGTTCTTCGGAACGGCTCGCTAGTTAATCCCCAACAAGTCCCTCTGTATCCGTGACTAAGTATGCACGGTGACTGTGTGCCCCGTGTGGCTTCGGCTGCGCGGGACATACCCCACCGGATAGACTTCCGGCCTGTAACATGAAAACCAAAACAGAAAACAAGATGGGGGCAACCGCCCAATACAAAGGATTCACTCTGACTCTTGCGCGTGGCGCGAAGGCTCCAGTGATTCTTATTATCAACAAAGACTTGACCTCCCGTGAAGACGGGGTGATTGAAGTCGTAGCGAACCCGACGGTCGCGAAGAAATCGGTAGACCGTCGGGCCCGTGGCCTTAAGCAAGCCGCATCCATGGAGGACAGTGAACGCATGCTCAAGACGGGTGACGTTTCCGGTCTCGCCGCCGCCATGATGCGTGGCTAACCACAACCAATCGCCCCACATACTAGTGAAGACCAGTATGTGGGGCACCCAACCAACAACCAACAACCAACAACCAACAAAATAGTATGAAGACTACAAATAACACCCCAAAAATGACAGCCTCGGAGAAGAAGCACATCGTGAAACGCCTCGACTCTCTTGCCCGCGACGCGCACCATGACCTCTGCGACGCTGCCCGCACTGATGGCCGGGTGCGGATCGATTGGATCCGGGATCGAATCAACTCGCTCCTTGAGGATCCCTATGCCAACCCCCGTCCCGCACCGGCGGCGGCGGTCCGGAAGGTTATTGCTGCGACCATCGAAGAGAATCGTTCCAACTTGGGTGGTTACGTAGCTAATATTCCGGTGCTTAACCTCATCACCAACGACCACCAAGAGGAGATCACTCGTCTCTCCAAGGAGAAGAAGGCACTCAGGAAAGTGCAGGCTAAGTTGGAGGCCCGCCTCCAAGCGACTGAAGACCGCATCTCCAAGGAGGTGGAACGTGCCAAGGACCTCATCATGGTGGGCGCGGCCGGTCTGGAATGTGTGGAGGCGCTGGCGTCAACGATCCAAAAGGAGCTGCAAGCTGCCCTCTAGGCTAACCTGCCCCACATACTAGTGAAGACCAGTATGTGGGGCACCCAACCAACAACCAACAACCAACAAAATAGTATGTCTAAAGTAATTAACATCCAATTCTCCAGCCATCAAGACGCCATCCAATGCCTGACCCTACTCTCAACTATGGGGTATGCGATCTACACACCCGGCTCGATCACAGTGTATGATGCCACCCCGGAAGAATGGGTGGACAAGTCATACCCGAGGTACACCGTGGTGAAGGTAAGACCGGACGCCCTCCAAGTAGTTGGGGGATATGCTCACGGGGCGGGCCTCACTAATCTGTGGGACTGGCAGGAAGACCTCGCACAAATCATAAGCCTCCTCGCCCCTGTGGAAGAGGAGCTTAGTATTGAGGTCCCCGGTGTCGGGGATTACACCGCAACGGTAGATAAGGAAGGCATCCACGTGGGGTGCCAGACCATATCCTTCAGCTCCCTTGCAGAGATCAATCGCGCCGCCGTTGGGGTAAAGAAATCCCTGAAGTAACCCCAACCAAGCAGGTGAGGCACACCGCCACCTCTTCAAGAGCGGTGCATTTAACCAAAACAAATAGCTATGAAAGCACTACCTCAAATTAAAGCAGACAACGAGAAGCCGAAAGGTCCGGCCCCTAAACCCTTCAAGCGCCGGTGTTCGGTCAGTGTAGGTAAGGACCACGTCATCCTCCACTCGGCACGTAGCCGTTGCACCAAGTACATCGACCTCGCCCACAAGTTCAAGCGGGAGTTCCTGAGAAGGACCTGTGAGAAGTATGGTGCCGAGTTCGATACCCTCACCTCCGAGAGGTGGAACACCATTGACTCCGACGCCCTCGACAAGGTAGTCGAGAGTTACTGGGGACACTACCCCCAGCCAGACCAACCCTCCACCCCCGGATATTATGAAGCGTAGAACCAATACCAAACTAGTCGGCATTAGTACGAGAGGCTGGGCCATTTACGTCGGCGAGACCCTTATGCTGAGGGGACGCCGTGTCGTGGTGTTGGGTCGGGAGGGTAACCTCCTGATTGTTCGTCCATTCGTCCCACCCAATCGGGTCCCAGTGTCGAGGGTGCTTCCCTTGGTCGAGCATCAGAAGGTTCACCCATCGGAGGTGGGTGTGCGGTCATCCGTAGTGCTCCCCTCTTATGTCACTGCCTCTTCCTGAGTGGAGGCACCCCGAGGTCCTGCCCCACGGCGCATCGAAAGATGTCCGTGAGGTCGGGGCCTCCCGCCACCTCGCAGCCATCCGCAAACAGGAGGCCCGCCTCGCCGGTCCGACTGCCCAGTTGCAATGGCTTCAGACCAACCTCAAGTGGGTTCGCTTCCGATACGATTCCACTTTTTATGAAGTGCAAGAGGTTACAACATCCTACTTCCACGACCGTGTGCTCGTTATCCTAACTTGTAAGGGCCTGCCCTACTCGTGGACACTCGCACGTACCTTCAATCGCACCAGTTCGTACACCCATGAGCTGGTTCTCTAACTACAACTACAACTACCACTACCACTGTTACTATGAAAACACCATCCGAAACTACCATTACCCTCGACCTCGCCATCACGCACAAGGTTGATACTTACCAAACCTCCACCCTCCTCAATGAGAAGGTGACCACCCAAGTCCCCGGGAGTAAGCCTACCCTTAAGGCTACACGCAGCGAGACGTTGGCAGCTCTTCGTTCCCTTCGGGACACCCTCAACGAACGCTTCGACGCTTTGATTGAGGAAGAGGAAGAGGCAGCGGAGGCGAAGAAGAAGGAAGACGACGATCTTGGTATCTAACCCTGAACCCAGAACCCTGAACCATGGTCCGACCCCATGGTTCAGGGTGCTCCCCAACCAACCAACAACCAACGACCAACAAAACTATTATGAAATACATTACCCTACTACTCAGCTACCCCCTCCTTCAAGCCCGCATCATCTGGTACATGGTCCTTGACTGGCTACTCCTCGACTACTTAGAGGACATCCGGAGAGACGAGGCAACCAAGGCAGCGGCGAACCTTGCCGACATGGTTGCACGCCACCTTCCGACTGCCGATCAGGTGGCCGACGAACTGGACCCCGCCGTTGTCGCGACCTTCGTCCCTCCCCACAAGGTGGCGGCGGGGGTGGACCTCGAGGAATTGTCCGAGGAACTGAGCCTGTCTGGAGTTGCCACCCACGTATCCCCGATTAAGGTTGCCGACTACATCGACCTCGGCGACCTCGCTGAACACATCAGCGACGACGCTTTGGAAGGGGCTATCGAGGGGTACCTCGCTAGCAAGGCGCCTAACTTTACTGTTACATTTGAGTAGACCGACTTGTCCTGCATACTAGTAGCAACCAGTATGTGGGGCACCCATCCAACCAACAACCAACAAAGAATATGATCAAAGAACAATACATCCACGTCTACTCCAACGGCACCCGCCATTACTATTCCAACCGTGAGCTTACCACCTTCCACCGTGAGGACGGTCCCGCCGTTGAGTATCCCAACGGCACCAAGAAGTGGTATCACCACGGCAAGCTCCACCGTGAGGACGGTCCCGCCGTTGAGTATCCCAACGGCACCAAGAAGTGGTATCACCACGGCCAGCGCCACCGTGAGGACGGTCCCGCCAGTGAGTATGCCAACGGCACCAAGAAGTGGTATCACCACGGCCAGCGCCACCGTGAGAACGGTCCCGCCATTGAGTATGCCAACGGCATCAAGGAGTGGTGGCTCAACGGCCAGCGCCACCGTGAGGACGGTCCCGCCATTGAGGAACCCGACGGCATCAAGGAGTGGTATCACCAAGGTACTCACATCCCCGAACCCACCAAGGAGACCACCCTCACCTTGCAAGAGGTGGCCGACCTTGCGGGAGTAGACGTGAAGTCCCTCCGTATCCGTGACTAACCCATCCAACCAACAACCAACAAAGAATATGATCAAAGAACAATACATCTACGTAGACCCCAACGGCACCCGCCGTTACTATTCCAACCGTAAGCTTACCACCTACCACCGTGAAGACGGTCCCGCCATTGAGTATTCCAACGGCACCAAGGAGTGGTACATCAACGGCCAGCTCCACCGTGAGAACGGTCCCGCCGTTGAGTATGCCGACGGCGCCCAGTCATGGTATCACCACGGCAAGCTCCACCGTGAGGACGGTCCCGCCATTGAGGAACCCAACGGCATCAAGGAGTGGTATCACCACGGCCAGCGCCACCGTGAAGACGGTCCCGCCATTGAGTGGTCCGACGGCTCCAAGTCGTGGTACCTCAACGGCCGGTTCCACCGTGAAGACGGTCCCGCCATTGAGTGGTCCGACGGCTCCAAGAAGTGGTATCACCACGGTACTCACATCCCCGAACCCGCCAAGGAAACCACCCTCACCTTGCAAGAGGTGGCCGACCTTGCGGGAGTAGACGTGAAGTCCCTCCGTATCCGTGACTAAGTAACCCAACAAAGAAATGAAAAAAGAAATGAAAAACGAAAATCCGATCAGCCCTCCCCAGTTGGAGGAACAAGTAGCCCTGCAACGGGCCACCCAATCTACCCTCATGGTCTTCGGACCCAGCGGGGTAGGTAAGACAACCATCATGGCCAATGCCGCACGTCCCTTGTTTGACACGGTTACCCTGTCCAACTTTGCAGGCAAAGGTCCGGTCGAAGTAACTGGACTCGGACTCCCCAAGTGGGAAGACAAGATACTCAACATGGTGTTCTCCCAGCCCGAGGGAATCCCCACCATGGACAGGGTCGGAGACAGCCACGTGTATTGGGTGCTCGACGAGTGGGGAAACTGGGACCCACAAGTCCGGGCCGCGTTCCACGGGGTACTGTCCCCGCCCGCCGGTAAGCACCGATACCTCGGGTCTCACATCATCGGACCCAACGTGGTTTGTGGACTCACAACCAACAGACGCAGCGACGGGGCGGCGGTTGGTCGGTACTCCATCCCGGAGTGCCGACGGGCGAGCCTTGTTACCTTGATTCCCGACGCGGCCAACTGGTGGCGGTGGGCCGACTCAGTCCCCGAGTATGCGGAGACCTTCGTCCCTGCGTTCATTGCGTATGGCAACAGCGTATCCGCTTCGGAGGCCCACAAGGATCACTTCCTCGGAGACCCGTCCGATTTTGACCCTCTCGTCCCCAACGCCCAGCCCTCCCCACGTGCATGGGAGGAGGTCATGAAGACTCTCATCCACCAACGAGAGGGACGCTGCACCAGAGAGGCGGCGCGGGTGAACGTCCAAGGGTGGGTCGGGGACGCGGCGAGCAACGCCTTGTTCGCCTTCTTGGCAGTCCTCGAGGACCGGCCCGCTTTCGAGGCCATGAAGAAAGACCCGGAAGGGTTCACGGTCCCCAAGCGTAGCGACCAGCAGTTCATGCTGGCGAGTGGCGCCTTGCTATATGCCACCCGCGGCATAAGCGACGTCGGTGCCGCACTTCACTCCGGTAAGCTGGACTGGGCGATGGATGGCATGGCGAGACTCAACCCCGAGGTCGCAGCTTACGGGTTGTCCACTGCCCAGAGACGGGGCATCAACGTGCCTGAACGCCGACCTGAGATGTGGGCAGAACTAGTAGGTGCGTAACAACCAACCCAACCAACAACCGACAACCAACAACTAACAACCAAACAACTATTATGAAATTCCACGTTATAAGTATATCTGAGAACACGAACAGCTTCGGGCTTCGGGGGGTCCTTCTCCTCTCCCCCCAAGGGGAGGGGCATGAGATACTCACTAACCACCTCAACACTCCCAAGGTTGGGGACGCGTTCGAGCGGAGCGAGGGACGGTTCCTTGGGGTGAGCTACGAAAGCCCCCGGGCGTTACAGTCAGTGGGCCCCTCGCAGGCCCGGTCCATCCTAAAGGAAGTGCGGGAAAGGGTGAGTAGCCATGAGTGAACCAATTAAATGGTGGGGCTACTGGCACAGCAGTGGCAAGGCCATCCTCAAGCGGTACTTTAATGATCCGAAGGACTACACCTACGACGTGCAAGACAACCCCTTTGTGCTGCGAGTGGTCCCGCCTTTCGAGGCGCCCAACCGGGACGAGGCACTGAAGATCCTAGTGGAAAGGTTAGGGGAGCCATGAGCCGAGTAGAAGTTTACTTCAACCTGCACAAGAAACTATTCTCCGTGCGCCAAGGCGGCCGGGTCCTGTTCCACACTCCCTGTATCCTGATCCATGGTCCACGGTTCGTGGTTCAGGAGGGGGGAAGGCAGCGGGTTATCAGGGAGGGACGCAAGAATGTCCACGCCTTCGTGACCGCCCCGGACATGGGGGACGTGGCCTCCTTCCCGCTCGCCTTCCCTCCGGAACACCACGAACTATACCGGCACGGGTGGTCCCATCAGGTATGGTACAACCCACACGTATCGGGGTACTTCCGCACCGCACCCGTCGTGGGGGAGTCAGACCCCTCACCGATACACGACGCCAAGTGGGCATTCATGTGGGTCCGATACGACGTCCCCTACATACTGGTCAAGACTAGTAACAACCAACAACCAACAACCAACTAAGAAATGAACCTAAAAGAACTACGAGAAATCCACGAAATAACTCCCGCCGACAGCGTAACCTTCCAACGGGAGGGGCTGCTCCTCGCCGTCGAGAGGGGCACGCAAAACAACGACATGACCCTCATCCGATACACCGACACGGCACACGGATGGGACGCCAAGGTTGACACCGAGACCGCAGACAGCGACGAGCTACTTGACTGGCTCGAGGAGCACCTTGAGCCAGACAACGGGCCGACGACCTGCACACGGAGGGGGGCCTTGCGCTCCCGGTACAACAAGCGGTGGCCCATCGAGGTGTACCGTCGGAAGGACGGGTCCCACTACGCCAAGCTGTCTCTTGTCGGGGCCCTAAGTTGCCGGTGGGGGGAGGAGGAGGACGGAGACCTGTCCTTCATTGACCCGGATGGGGGCCCATACATTGGCTACGGCATTCAGATAGTGACAGACCCCCAACTCGCCACCGTTGCTGCCGTCTCCCGCATCACCCCGGGGGACAAGGATGCGGAATACATCCTCGAACTCGAACCCATACCATGTTAGCCCAAGCCATGGTCTCAAAAGAAACACTGAAGAGGAGACTCATCGAGACTCAGCAGATGCTCAACAAAGCGATCACTCGACTGGTACTTTTGGAACAGAACGTCCAAGAGTTACGCGACGAGTTACTAATCCCCACCCGAAAGGCGAACCGTCCAGCCTCAATGGACGGACCAACCAAACCAACTGTATAAATTATGAGTACCACATCACAGATTAACAAGAAGAACACCCTCGGAACCACGCCCGTAGCCCCGGGTGTTAAGGACGCCATCCACGTAGCCATCCTCTCCGGTTACGCGGCGGCCCCCTTGAGTGCCGGGGACGAGGTGTACATCAACCCCCAAGGAAACTTCAACCGGGTGTCTAAACAACCATACCGAGAGCGCAACGCGGGGCACAAGGCCACCCCCATTGGGGTGTGCGACCCCTTCCGGGGACCCTACCCTACTGGTTCCCTCGTGTGGGTACTGGTAAGTCCCAACAAGGTGAAGGAAGTCAGGCATGAGTGGGACCTTGAGGGGGTGGACGCCTCCGCTTCGCAGCCCACCCGGCCCGACCCTCCAGTCAATGAGTTCCTTGCGGGGAAGGCAAGGGTCCTTGGGGTTACGCTCCCTCAACTAATGGAGGCCCTCGACACAGTGTACCGGGGAGACCCCCCGCCTCGGTACCCCGGGTGTCTGTCCTTCAGGGGCGAGGCCCACTTCACGGCGGTATTCGACGGTCATGAGAAATCCCCGACCGGAGAGTGGGTGTGGGTAGGAGACGTGTGGGAAGAGTGGGGTTCCGAGGTGGGGGTCAAGTTCCCCAACTACGGAACCGAGTGCTGCCCCGAAACGGAGTACCCAAGCAACTACCTGTTCGACTACCCTGAAGACACTGACCACTAGTCCAACTGCCCCGCATACTGGTCGCCACTAGTATGCGGGGCCCAACCCAACAACCAACAACCAACAACCAACAACCAACAACCAACAAAAATATTATTACTATGAATACTCCTACTACTACTACCTCTACTCCTGTCTCTGTCACCGGTAACCTTCTGGTCCACTACTCGACCACTCGAACCGGACTCACCGTGACCCACAAGCGTATCACCAATGAGAACTGCCAACGTACCGGAGCCGACCCGAAGGCGCTCCGCACCGTGGCCCGCCTGTTCGAATCCAAGGGCACTCCCATCGGGCAGATGCTCTCGCTGTTTGCACAGACTCTCGCCAACCTCAACAAGCTGGGACTCAAGCTCAGTACCGGGGGCATCCTCGTCCGAGCCGACCGCTTGACTGAAGTGAACGAGATCTTTGACGACGCCGACGACCAGCTCGAACGCTTGCGTGGCGAGCTTCGCCGGCAATACCCGGCGCTTGTCGCAGCGTCCCAGAAGAAACTGGCGAGTGCCTGTGAAGACATCGAGTTCCCTTCCGCGGAAGTGGCGGCGGCCAAGTTCACCCACAAGCTGGACTACACCCCAGACCCCACCTCCGGGGACATCCTACTCGCAGGGGTGAGTGAGGAAGTCGCGGCCAAGGTCCGGGCCCAAGTCGAAGAGTCCCGTAATCACATCCTTCAAGACGCACAAGAGAACCTGCTTCGTGAGCTGTTGGCCATCGTCACCGGTGCGGGTGACACGGACCAAGGGATCCTCGGAGTGCTCGGCTCCGACTGCCGGGTGCGTCGTAGCCGGTTCGAGAAGCTCCGGTCCCGACTCGAGGTGGCCAAGGAGTATAACTGGATCGAGTCGGAGCGATTCGACGAAGCTATTGCTGCCCTCGAGCCTATCGCCAACGCGGACCTTGACGTGGTGCGCGGAGACACTGACCACCGTCGTGATCTTGAGGCCACTGCCAAGGCAGCGGTGGGAACCGTTTCCCAAAGTATCCTCGGAGACCTCGGCATCTCTGCGTAGCCCCCACCTAATCCAACCCGCCCCGCATACTGGTCGACACTAGTATGCGGGGCGCCCCACCAACAACCAAACAGTACAACCATTATGATTAAAGTTATTACAACCAAAGAAAACGCCAAGCCAAAAGTCATCCCTATGTCTAGTCTGGCACCGCTCCAGATTGCCCGGATCCACGCCCCGGGGGGTTCATACCATGGTGACCTAGTGATGCGGACCCAGTCCAAGTTTCATCACGAGGTTATGAACCTTACCCGCACCTACCCCGGAGGGGGATGGTCTCGCGCCGACGACACTACATTTCGCGTGGTGCCCCTCCCGCCGGGAGAGGTAGTCACCGTGGAAATCAGCAACCCAGCCTAACCCCTATTCAAAATAACATGACCTCAAAACAAAAAATATTACAACTAGCGATTGAAGGGTCCTACGGAAAGCTATGGTACCCAGAGGCCCTCGCGGACATTGACCTAACCTGCTGCAACCATGGCTGGGACACAATCAAGTTCGTGGTCGCTCTCGCCGTACTCTCGCCACAAGTAAGCGTGCGGCAGAATATCAAGCTGACCCTCTTGTGGTTCCTATATGGGATATACCCGAGGGTCCTGCCCTCAGTGGCTGCCTCCTTCGACCGGGCCAAGGATTCCCAGTTCGCACTGTCCTCTATCCGGGGACCGAAGACCCGTCGCTTCGCCCACGCCCTGCTCGGAGACGAAGACGCGGTGGTACTGGATACCCACATGGGGCACGCCCTCAATGTACCTGCGGCCAAGCTCCGTAACAAGAGTGTCCAGACCGAGGCGGAGAAGCGCATCGGATGGGTGGCACGCACCCTTGGGTGGTCCCCGGCGCAGGTGCAGGCCGCTGTCTGGACGGCGCAACGTGCCCGGGCCGGGTACTATTACTCGTCGATCACCCTTGAACCCGTGCTCGAGGAGATACAGTCATGATGAACTGTGACCAACAAGTAGATCTTCGGGGGCTGGACCGTGACCACCCGTTGAAGCGGGCCACCCGGAGGGTCGCCACCCACTGGCCCCTCGCCTACTCCAAGCTCATGTGTCTCAACTGGGTGTGGTCCGAAGAGGTACCGTATGGGGCCACGGATGGCATCTACATGTGGCTCAACGTGGACGGGGTGGATGACATGTTCAACGAAGGGCAGGATACGCTCCAAGATGGCGTCGGATATGTCGCGTTCTTGCTGCTGCATGAGGCGCTCCATGCGCTGCTCAATCACGGGGTTCGGCTCTCCAAGTTCACCCGCCCCGAGGTGGCGAACCAAGCCGCTGACTATGTGATCAACCAGATCATATGGGAACACAACTTCGAGAGCCTCCACGACCCCCGCAACCCCGGACGTCGAACCCTGTTCCCTGTTCCGGAGTGGGCGTTACTTGACACCACCCTCTCGGATGGGTACAACACCGAGCAACTATACCAACGCCTACTCAAAGACCATGCACCTGATAGACCAGAACCCCCGAATCAAGCTTCCCCGGACGATCCCCCCGAACACCCCGACGGTGATCAACCGGCCGGAGGAGATAGTGGTGACGACCGAGAAGAAGATCCGCAAGGACAACCTGATGGTGGCACTGCTGGCGACGGGGGCGGGGGCGACCTTGACGCTGGGCCTCCTGATCCCGGATCCGATTCCCCTGCCCCTGACCCACGACCCGGTGCAGGAGGTGTCGACACCTTCGCCCCTGTCGCTGGCGAAGGGGAGGACCAAGTAGAACTGGAGACCAGCCTCGAGGAACAGAATGAACGGCTCATGTTTCAGGACTCGGTCGAGCAATCGGCGTGTGGGTCGGGCGGCGACACTGCCAACCGAATTGCCAGTGAACGCAAGAGCTCCTCTCCACAAGACTGGGTATCCTACGCCCAGCAGTTCATTGAGACCCGTTGCGAAGACGGGTGGCTCGCACCCTACAACCACGGGGTGTACGTTGCGTCCGGTCTGTGTGCCCCCGGCCGGGAGGGTAAGAAGGTGGGTGACATCATTGTCGTCGCCGACTCTTCCGGGTCCATCAATCGGGAGGCGTGGGACAAGTTCATTGAGCTGAACCAGTACATCCTCGACGAGGTGGAACCCAACCGGTTGCTCCTCCTCTCCTGTTCCGATAAGGTAAAGGACCACGTCATACTTGAAGTTGGCGAGACTGTCCCCTCCTCTTTCCGAGGGGGAGGGGGCACCTCCTTCAAGGCGGCGTTCGACTGGGTCACCGAAGACCCCCACCATCTTTGCATCGACCCCCTGTTGCTGATCTACTTCACCGACGGGGTGTGTACAGACCACAAACAAATGACTGAGCCCGAGTACCCGGTACTGTGGCTCTCATACAAGAAACCAAAGTCGCACTTCCCATGGGGGGAGTTCGCGGCAATCACCCTAACATAAAAATATGGATACACCAAAAAACGAAGCCGAAGTTCCAACAGTAGAGGCTCGCATGGGCTATTACAGGGACGAGACGACTGGCGAATGGAAGGAGAATGGAATCGGGATTGGTTGGTGTCGCCAGTGTGGCGCAAAGATCCGATCTTGTAAGTGCAGCGCGAACAACCAAGAAATGAAGAACCCAATCTAAAATAGACCTAGACTAAATACCATGAAAGCATATACCATATACCTCGGCCTCATCACACGTGGCGGTGAATACGTTCGTAGATTGTTCACTCCCGAGAAGTTACTGACCCAACTCACTGACCTCCTCACCGGGTACGACGTGGAGGGGGCCACCGTCATTGGCGCAAGTGGCTTTTGGCGGGGGGAGTATGAACCCTCCCTCACGATCTACGTGTGCGCCGAAGATCTCGACCAACGCATCGAGTCCTTGTGTGCCGCCCTTGCCCACGACTTTGACCAAGTAGAGGTGGGGTACCACGAGTCCCCTGCCCTTACTATGGTCGCCAACCCAACCCAACCCTAAATTACTATGAGCAATTATCAATTACCATCCTACGGAAAAGTATATCCCATCGGCCACCGAGCCATCGCAAACATCTTCACCGGACCAGTCGTGGTCCAAGAGAAGGTGGACGGTAGCCAGTTCACCTTCGGAAAAGTAAACGGCGAGATCTTCTGCCGCTCCAAGGGGAAACAACTGGTGCTCGACGCACCGGAGAAGATGTTCACCAAGGCGGTGGCCTCGGTGCAGGAACGCGCCGCCCTCCTCCACGAGGGGTGGGTGTACCGGGCCGAGTACCTCCAAGGTCCCAAGCACAATACGCTGGCCTATGAGCGAGAGCCCAAAGGGAATCTCGTACTGTTCGACGCACACCCAGACTCGGCGGCCCAAGGGTTCACGACTCCGGCGGCGCTGGAAGCAGAGGCCGCACGGATCGGGCTCGACTCGGTGCCTGTCTTGTTCGACGGCATCATCAAGACAAGCGAGCAACTCAAGGCCCTGCTGGAAACGACTTCCTTCCTTGGCGGGGTACACGTTGAGGGGGTCGTCGCAAAGAATTACCACCAGTTCAACTCGGTGGACCAACGGTTCTGTGTCGGCAAGTTCGTGAGTGAAGCGTTCAAAGAGAAGCACCAAGGAGAATGGAAGAAGTCCAACCCATCTACTAAAGATGTCGTGACTCACCTCATTGAACAGCTTCGAACGGAGGCCCGCTGGCAGAAAGCGGTGCAACACCTTCGCGAGGAAGGTGTCCTGACTGAGACACCCCAAGACATCGGGAAGCTAATCGTTGCGGCGCAGACCGACATCAAGGAGGAAGAAGAGGATGCCATCAAGCAAGTTCTCTTCACGCACTTCTGGCCCGCCATAAAGCGGGGGGTGATTTCCGGTCTCCCCGAATGGTACAAGGATCAGGTCCTGACCCACGCATTTAAGAGCGAGTAATGTCTTCGTTCGTGGCACTCCTCATCCTCGCGTATCTGGTACGCCTGCCCCTTCAACTCATCCCACGTAGGAAGGGGGAGGGGGAGGCCCAGCCATACACCCTAGACGATGACTGAGCAACAGAGAATTCAAGAACTACTAGACTACCCAAACCGAGATGAAATAAAAGAAACAGACATACCCCTTATCCGGGCCGGTATCCTTTTCCTAAACTGGACCGACCGACCCGCCGACCAAGGCGGGCGGTGCAGCCCCTTTGTAACCCCAAGTACGCAGGCCTTGACGTATCTTGATAAACACAAGAGACTCACCCCTGCACACCGCCGAACGCTACGTGGCCTCGCAAAAAAATGCGTGCGCCGTTCGGACATTGAGTGGGCCAAGACCCACATCCAACCCTCTTACTAACCAAACCAAAATGAGCAGTGATCAAAACATAAAGACCCCCATGAAGCGAACAACCCTGACGGAGTTCAAACTCGAATCCAAAAAAGTCCTGACCCGTGACGGGGTCCGGGTGTCGGTGACCGTGTCCCCGCACCGCGACGGAAACCCGAAGCACGAGTTCTACGAAGTATGGATCAAGTGGATCGGTGTTACTATCCGATCTTCCTCGATCCTACATGACGAGGCGACCCGCGTAATGGTCTCCGACTTCCTCGAGGACGCGACGGGGATCGACCACTACGCCACCCTCTCCGAAAAGTTGAACGAGTTCGACTGGCACCACAATGGATAGTCGCCATCAAGTGGTGCATGTCCACCCGGAGAACGACACCCGGCGGCACACAATCACCCGTTCCGGTAAGTGCTGGTGCCGACCGAAGCACGAACGCATCGGTGGAGGAGTGCGCGTCACCCACAACTCGGATGATGAGCGAGAGTTCATTGAAGAGAATCTCGGCGAGCTACTTGCCGAGGACAAAAAGTGGGCGGTGACCCCACTCAGCTAACAAACCACAAGGCCCGGCCTGCTTCATTGCAGGTCGGGCCTTTTTTTGTGCCCTGATCACTCGGTCAGCGGAATGAATCGTGGCTTCTCAAGGACCGTGTCTACAAATCTCTCGACCCGGACCGCGCCATGCTCCGCACCCTCATTCTCGGCGGCCTCGAAGATGGTCTCGAGTCCTGAACGATTCCTAACAAAGCGGTCCAGCACCCCCTCATAGAGGACCTGTCTGGTCCGAGCCTTGCTGTGTCCGGCATCAACCATGCTGCGTGCGTAGAGTTCCCGGGCTTTTTCGTCTCCCGTGAGTCCCACCCATGCGGCGGCGTTGCGGCGGTGTTGTTTCCAAAGCTGCTCGTAGGCTTCCTGATACCCGCGCACTGCTTCCTGAATCTCCTCCTTGGTCTTGTACCCCGGAGAGGTGACCGGGCTCAGGAGTGTCTTGATCTCGTCAAGCTGGCGCTTGGTGGATTTCGCAGAACGCTCGATTAGTTTCGAGTTCTTATACTCGTATGGTTTCACACCAACCACCTCGCCCACTAGGATAGGTGTCACGTTGTACACCCGGTCCCCATCCACGGCATCCTCCCTGCTGCTGGCGTCGGTCAACTTCTCAGCCAACCGGAAAGCTCCGGGCTCGAGGGCCCCCTCGTAGTAGTGGGTCAACGCCTTGGTAACCTTGGTTCCGAGGTCATCTGTCTCGAGGAAGATGTCCCGCCCGTAGTCATCCGAGTTCGTCAGCACTTGGCGCAGGGCTCCGGGTCCGATACCCTCGCCGATAACATCATTCACAAGGGCGTCTAAGAACGCGGTGGCGCCGGCGTCGGCCCCATCCGTGGCGGTCCGGTCCCACATAACGAGGAGCGGATCTTGCACAAAGGACAGAGGGTTGTAGTAGGTCAGGTCATACGTGGTGATCGTGCCATCCTCATTGGCTCTCGCCATAATGTTGTGGCTACGTGACCACTTGGGAAGCGACGAGCGGATGGCCCGCCCGATCTCCCCCCGAAGAGGTACGAAGCTTTCTTCCCTATCCTCGGCATCGTCGATACCATCAAACAACATGGAGATAAGGGAGGTGAAGGCGGTGCCGAACGCAAGGTTGACCAGACCAAAGGATGCGACACGTTTGAGGCCCCGTCTTTTCAGCGCGGCGCTCCCTATCTCACGTCCCTCCCGGATTTCCTCCAACCCGAGTGGTATGGTGTTGGCGAAGATCCTCACCGTCTCTCCCTTGAATCGTGCGAAGGGTGCGATAAGCAGGCCAAGGTTGGACCGGGTCAAGGATCGCACGGAGTTATACACCTGCGAGTGCCCGGGTAGCGTTCGGTGGATCTTGGCCGCGGCCTTGGCTTTCAGTTCCTCATCAGTGAGTGCGCTGAACGCTCCGTCTGCTTCGTCCCGGGCTTTCTTAAGCACCGACAACTCGTACTCATAAAGTTGAATCTTTCCCTTGGCATCGATGGCCTCGTTAATCTTGGACAGGAACGCCGTCAAGTTATCGGCGCCTCCCTTACCAGTGAGGAGGGCGTCGATTGCTGCGGCCTTCAGCCCATTGGCTTTGCCCCACCTCTCGATGGACTTCTTGATCCAGCCTTTGGGTTTGCCAGTCTCGGCAAAGTCGTTCAGGTCCTTGTCAATGTCCTGCCCAAGGGAGACGGTGCTCCCGTGGATGTCCCGCAAGAGGCCGGCGTTCACGTCGTCATGAATGATGCCGTGCTTAAGTAGTTCCCGAATGTAGGCTTCGTCACCGGGGTCGAACTCACGAGCACCCAGCCCGCTCCATGCCAGACCGGCGGCCCGGCGTCCTTTATTCGACGCGCCAAATAAACCCAAGGCCCCGCTGAAGTACCCCTGCATGGGTAGCATAACCAGACTCATCGCGCCTTCGTTACGTGTGAAGAAGCCGGGAGAGAACAGGGTCTTCAAAGTAAGGGAGGCACCGAACCCTCGACGAACGAGGTTCGCGGTTTTCTTGGCTACGGCATCTACCTCCGGTCCCGCTGTTGGTGGGAGAACGGAGGTGAGGGTCTCTTCAATGAGGGCCTTGTCCTCGGCCGGCGCCCATAGTCCGTGTAACGCCGCATAGTCCGCGTCGTTTTGGAGGGAATTCCAGAGAGGTACAAGCTGGGTAGCACCCCCGGCACGTGGGTCTTCAAAGGCCCACTTATTGGAGAGCAACAACTTGCGTACCGTCTTGGCCCCCTCGTGCTTCGCGAGGTAGTTGCTGAGACGCACCGCTGTGGTGGCCGCACTGTCCAGTTCGGAGTGTTGCCCGAGTAGGTTACGGACCCCTTCAGGTAGGGCCTCCTTGGATTCAAACAAGGCGTGTGACTTAGTCAACGCGTTTAGTTTGATCTGGTCCGGACGGAGCTGGGCCCACTCGGAGAGAAGACCGTCAAGGATTTTGTAGGCCTTCTTGCCATCAATAGTAGTTCCGTACCTAGCGTGGTGCGTCTCCTTGATGCTCTTGATCGCAAGGGTACGGAGGTCATTGAAGTTGACATCCTCGTAGCCCTTGACCCCGCCGGTGCTGCCTGCTAGGACGGCGTCCCGGTAGGCCTTGGAGTGGAAGAACTCATAGGAGCGAATCAAGTGGATGTGTGCCCGGTCGTCGAAGATAGCCTTGAATGCGCCGTCTCCATGAATGGACCCCACGGCACGTGAGTCTTTCGCGAGGAGGTCCCGGAAGTGTTTGACGTGGTTCGCCAGCTCGGGATCAATCTGCTTGATCCGGGCCATCGCGGCCTCCTGTTGCTGGGTCTTGTTCTGAACGTGGGTCCGCTGCGCAACGCGGCGGCGCTCCGTGTCCGCGGCGAGGACTTCCTCCGGGGACATACCATTGGCGGCGTCCCGCTCCTTGGCTACGCGTAGCACTTCCTCCTGCTGCTCAGTGAAGTATGCGTCGGTGGAACCCATTGCCGCGTTGAGAGTGGGTACAAGCCCGCGGACGTCTACCCCCCGATCCTTACCGGCGTTCCGAACCTTGCGGTGGAAGTCCTTAATGATGGCGTCATATACGTTACGGTTGTAGTTGATGTGGTTCTCCACTTCCCGGACTTCCCGCTTGATCGCCCGTTGCTTGCGCCACCTCGCCCACTTACTTTCGTGGGCCGGGTCGGTGGAGTGAAGGGGAACAGAGAAGAAGGTGCGTTCGGTTCCTTCGGCCAGTTCATTGAGTGCGGTCCAGTGCCCATCCACGTCCTCGGTAGGGACGGGGCGAAGAGGCATGCCGCCGCGTTGGATACTGGCGAGTGCGTCCCGCACCTTGTTCAAGTGTACCGCCGTCCGGGTATTCGGACGAGCCTTGAACATACGTGACAGTTGCGCAAAGAACTTTTGAATGGCGCGTACCACCTGAGCCCGGAACCCTGTGCCATAGTTCAGGATCGATTGCACCGTGACGTCTGAGTCGACTCCCCCGGTGATCTGCTCCACCTTCATGCGGATGAATTCCTCGGCGAGCTCCAAGTGTCCGGTGCCCTCGGGCACGCGGCTGAGTGTTTCCTCGAAGTCCCGTCGGGTCATGCCCGCCAAGATCTCGGCACGGTCGGCGTCGGTCAGGGTCTGGAGGGACGCAAGGTGGGCGAGCTCGTGGTTGAGCAGGGCCGACACTACTTGCTCCTTACCCTCGGGGCTGAGGTGAGACGTGTACTCCTCCACAACTTTGGCGTTCACGAACACCGTGTCGGGGGACGTAGTCGACACCCAAGCGGGTTGGTTGTGGTCCTCGGATGAATGGATCCGGACTCCGGCAGGAGACACACGGTTCAGGATACTGAGTGCGCTCTCGGAAGTAACATCCTCCGGACGGTACGCGGCTCGAGTCTCCTTAGGTTCTCCTCCCCACACGGTTCCGGGTGCAGGGCTCACGATGGAGCTGAGTCGCCCGCGCCCGACGTTGCTGGTCAAGCCAATGGCCTTAGCCACGGCGTCCACAACCTTACGGATGAACGAAGGGTTGCGTCGGTTGAGGTGGTTGAACACGACCGGGTCATTCATTGCGAAGCGCAACACTGAAGGGTTGTGTGGTGCGTCGGGAGTCAGGTCCTTGGTGGCGAGATGTTTCTTGTTGGGGTAACTCTTGATGATGTCGCCAGCCACGTCACGGATAGCAGCATCGGCAGGCCCGCCGGGCTCCACAATGGAGAGGGCATGCTGGATCAGGCCACGGAGCAACGTGTCTGGGGAGGCGGCGTCGTCCCGGGACAGGTTGATGTACAACCCCTTTGAATCCGGGGAGTATGCTCCGGTGTATCGGGCGTACGCAGAGTTGGGATGGTCAAAGAAGGACAGGGTTGGCCAGTCGTTGAACGCGTTGAGGGTGCCCGCGACCTTGTCAAACACCTGCTTCTGAGCGGGGGTGAGTACGCCCTTGCCGCTGATGTATGATTCGGTGAGCCAACGGACATCATTGCGATCCAGAGATGGGACGTGCGTCACACCCTCCGTTTGGAAACCTGCCTTGCGGATGCGGAACGAGTACCATGCCTTGTTGGAATCAATGGTCTCCTGAATGTCCTCGGCGGTTCCAAAGTCCATGCCGGACCCGAGGCCGGAACGATACAGACGTTGCACGATGGTGCGGAGTTCGGGGTCGAGGGACGTTACGATGTTCGGGTCCCGGAAGAGCATCTCGTGGGTCGCCATCAACACCGACTCAATCGGCTGGATGTCGGGACGCTCTATCGCACCCAGTTCCTCGGCGAGGTCGCGAACGGCAGCTTGTGCCGCCGAAGAGTTGCGGACCCGGCGGGCGAGCTGAACATAGAACTCAGTGGTGGTGAGCTCCGACTCGGCGCGACGCATACTGGCTACCTCGGCTTCGGCTTCGGGGTCCTCACTTAGGTTCAGGTTACCTGCCTCGGGGTTGAGTCCCCAAGCGGCGCTGAGTTCCGCGGCGAGTACGCCGGAGGAACCGCCCGATTCTCCGCCGCCTTCCGGAGACGCGTCAATGGACGTGAACTCCAGAGACTTGGTGTTGGCCAAAGAGTCGAGGTAGTTCTTGCGAACAGACCGGAGGACTTTGTTAAATGACTGTGGTCGGGCCACTCCTCCGGGCGTAGTCACCCACGGGGAGGTCCCCCCGTCCGGTGCGATCCGGTCGAGGAGCTCAGTCACGTAGTTGCTGATGAAGAAGTCATCGTTCACGTTGGCCTTAGCCTCCGCGTCCAAGTGGGCATCGAGCTTGGCTACTAGCTCCGGACTCTTGAGGCGAGTAAGGAAGCCCTTGAGCTGCTTGGTAGTGATTCGGTCGGGACGCTTCTTACCTTGGTCCCACTTCAGTAGGGCGGATGAGAGGGTGTCAAGGTCCTCCCCTACGCCGGCCTCCGCAAGGAAGCTCACGGCCTCGTCGGCGGTCATCTTCCGGGACACCTTGGACTTGTGGCGTGACCGGATGTACTTGAGATAATCCTTGCGGGCTTCGGGTGCGAGGGACTTGAGAAATTTCTTGAACCACACGGATGGGACCTTCCCCCTCTCGTTGGCCTCAAGAAGGCGGAGGGCCACTCCGAACTCTCGGATCTCCTGAGTGTAGATAAGCTGGGCGGCAGCCCGGGCATCCGAGTGTTCCCCGTTTGCTTTGTCCACCACTTGTAGGAGGTCAGTGACCGACCCACCCTGTCGGATGTAGGTGCGGCCCGCATCCTCGGAGGGTTCTCCAAACTTTTCTTTAGCTCGCGCCACCGCTTCCCGTGCCTTGGCTCGGGCTTCTTCAACAGCAGCCTTGCGCTGTTCGATGGCGTCCCGCAGGGTCTTGGGGTCTACCCCCCGGGAAATACGTAGGGCGATACGCGAGTGCTCCTCCGAGTCTGAAGGAACATCTTCAAGTAACTCGGCGAGTTGGTCCTCTGTGAGCTTCTCACTTTTCTGGGCCTCTTCGAAAGACTCCTTGGACTCAAGGAACTCGCGCCTAACCAAGCGAAGGCTCTCGAGTACGCCCCTGACCCGGTCATCTGCGGTACCATTCTCAACCCGCCCTTCCGCTTCCGCGATCAGGGAGTTGATCTTCTCTTCCGATACTTCGGCACCCACTGTGGGCTTCTCTCCGGTCTCGAGGTTGGCCGGAAGGAGCGCGGGTGGGATGGTGACGGTACCGATCTTGGGCTGAAGGGATAGTGCCTCTTCCAAGAGGTAACGCTGACGGGACAACGGTCCCACCTCCTTGCGGAAGAACCGATTGATCTTGCGGGACGCTTTGGTAAACGCGTCGGTGTCTACCCGGCGACGGTTGCCTCCGGAGATCCCATCAAAGAAGTCCAAAGCTCCGAGGATGTACTCTCCGTCTGCACCACTGAGTTCCGGATTCTCCCGGTCCCGGATGGTGGCGACGCTGTCCCCCTCAATACCGAGGGGTGTGGCCCCCAGTAGGGGGACATCTTGTGCCCGGACGGGAGGGAGGGCACTCACATACTTGGCCCGTACCCCATCCTTGACGGAGGATGGTGTGAAGGCTGAGTCACGGGAGTACACAACGAGATCACCGGGGGACTTCACCCACCTATTCTCTTTGGGGTGGAACACTTCGGCGACATACCCGTCTCGACTTACCCGAATGGATGGGTTGAGCTTCGCGGAGTTTCCCCGGAACTCTTTGGGGACCTTGACCTCGTACCCGAGGTTCAACGCCTCCGCCATGACGAGGGGGGTATTGGTAAAGGGGATGTACTGGACACGCCGGATGGTACCGTCCTTCGCCACAGTGGTGTCGACTACTACGGGGAATTGTAGGTTCTGGGTTACTCCCCCGGACGTTGACTTGCCTCGTTTGAGGGCCGCCTTCACGGCACGCTGGTGGTCCTTTTTGGCTGTGTCTATGCGGTTTGCACGCCCACTGGAAATGGGCTTGGACCTACGATCAATCTCTACCACCTTCTGGTTCCGGGTGTTGACCGGCTTCCCATCTTTATCATACTCCACGCCCCGTGTCTTGGTGGCGATAGCTTTGCTCAGAGCTTGGTCAATGTCCTTGATACGCTGAACGATGGTGGCCTCACGGAAATCTCCGCTTCGGATACCCCGCTTCACGTCGGCCAGCTTCTGTTGGGCATCATCCACTTTAGACTGGAGAGCGGTACGCTCCGGAAGAGTTCGGGGATCCTTTAACTTCGCGAGGTCGGTACGCAAACCTTGCCACAAAGCATAGGCCCGGTCCGCTTCTTGTGTCGCTTTCTTGAACCGCTTCTCTGCCGCCTTGAAACCACGCCGTACCTCGGGGGCCGTCGCTTGGTCCTCGACACGCGCCCGCGCACCGTAGGGTAGGGGTTCCGCTTTCTCGTCCCGTGCCTGCTGGGCTTCCCGCGCCTGCTCCACTTCAAAGTTGTAACGGGCTTCTGCGTTTGCCACCTTTTGTAAGAGGGAGTAGTACTCAGATACCTCGTCTGGTTCGATGGACTCGGTCTCCGCAAGTTCGGCTTGGGCTTTATGGAGCTGGTCATTTGCCCTCTCCAGTGCGGCGATGTCCCGGCTCTTCTTGGTGCGGCGCTTGCCTGTCTCGGGGTCGAGCAGGGACTCGTGGAGGGACTCCCGTCTGGAGATAAGAGTGTCAGTAAGGGCACCAACATCTTGTCCATTCTCCAGAAGAATGACGTAGGTCTCGGTGACTGAACGCTTCGTCTCCTCGGGGCTGGGTGGGGTAGCGGAAAGGATAGTATTCTCCGGAAGCTCTGGCACTTCGTACCGCGCCTCAACCTCTGCCCTAAGGGTAGCAAGGAAGGGGTTCATGTAGTATGAACTCTTGGAGGACAGGTCATAGGGGCCCTCTTTTCTGAAGCTCTTGTCTGAGATCTCACTTACTCCACGCTCCACGAGATCGTAGAACAAAGTCTCGTCCTCAGTGGTGAGGAATTGAGGCGAACCATTGTCGTCGTACAGAGTAGTTTCGGGCCCGAACAAAGGCACCACTTCTTTCTTAAGCTTACGCTTGTTGCCCTTGCGTAGGCGTACCACTACTTCCCCATTCTCAGACTTTGCGACGTGCTTCGCGGGGTCGTAGCCTTTGATGGCTACTGGTTTGTTCACCCACACCGCGGTCCACCCGGCTCCGGGATGGGAACTCAGCAGAGGTGCGACGTCTGCGATTACCTTAAACTCCTTACGTACCTCCTCCTCTTTCTCCTCCAGTACCTCGGTGGTGGACTTGCCCGTTTGAATAGCTTCAAGCTCCGCAGCAATGTACTCGGCGGCGGCCTCTTCAGTCTCGGCGTCGGCGGCCTCGGAAAGAGCCTCTTCAATACCTTCGTTGGGGTCAACCGGTTGGGCCTCCTCAATAGGTTCCGTTTGGGAAATGTCTTCAGGCTCGACTCCCTCTTTTATGAACACCTCATTGGCGATGGCAACCGCTTCTTCAAATGAAGAGACGGGTTCGGTAGATACTTCTTCGTCACCCTCGTACACGGTGGCCTCCGACTCAGTAACCACCACGATAGTGTCACTACCTTCGGCAGTGATCTGAGACGAACGAGGCTGGGCCTCCGGCACTTCGGACGCAGCTTCCGCAAATTTCTGCACCGCCTCGGCTACGCCGGGCGCGTCCTCGGGGATAGCATCAATCTCGGCTTCAGCCTCGGCACGCTGGGCGGCGGCCTTGGCTACCCGGAGGGCGCGTGCCCTTGAGGCTACATCTGGATTGGGTGAATCGGATTCGTCGGAGGGATCGAACGCGAGTTCCTCAATCACATCCTCCACCTTCTCAAGGATGTCTTGGTACGCTTCGAGGGGGTCCTGAGTCACGAGGGAAACCTTCTCCGCCTCGGTGAGTGTGGTGCCACGGCGCTGTTTGGCGCGGGACGCATTGTCAAACTTCGCCTTCTCCGCGGAGGCACGCTTGATGGTCTCGACCGCGAGCTCGGGGTCGATGGTAGGGATGAAGGTCTGGTTGCTGGCGGGGTCGAACACCTCGTCGACACTGTCGGTGCGGATGAGCTCGGCGATGCGTTCAAGAGGGTGGTGCCTCCATTTGATCTCATTGCGGACAGGACCTCCGTTTGCGAGGGCTTCGCGTTGGCGGCGTCGCTGGTCCCGTAGCTCAAACTTCTGAATCCGGTGGGCCGGAGAATTACGCAAGGATGGGTTGGCTTTCTCCTGCGCACCGAGCCGTGCGAGGAGCTCCTCGGTCTGGGCAAGCTGGTTGTGGATCTTGGAGTTGCCGGGGCCCGGTCCTTTATTTCCGGGAGGGGTGGCGACGGGACCGCCGAACTTCGTGAGGATGTCTTGGTACGCTTCGAGGGGGTCCTGTGTGGCGAGGGAAATCTTTTCCGCCTCGGTGAGGGGTGTTCCTCGGCGCTGTTTGGCGCGAGACGCATTGTCAAACTTCTCCTTCTCGGCTGCGGCCCGCTGGATAATGTCGACCGCACGGGCCGGGTCTTTAGCAGGGATGAAGGTCTGGTTGCTGGCGGGGTCGAACACCTCGTCGACACTGTTGGTGCGGATGAGCTCGGCGATGCGTTCAAGAGGGTGGTGCCTCCACTTGATATCCTTGCTGACAGGACCTCCGTTTGCGAGGGCTTCGCGTTGGCGGCGGCGCTGGTCCCGTAGCTCGAACTTCTTAATTCGGTGAGACGGAGAATTACGCAAGGATGGGTTGGCTTTCTCCTGCGCACCGAGCCGTGCGAGGAGTTCCTCAGTCTGGGCAAGCTGGTTGTGGATCTTGGAGTTGCCGGGGCCCGGTCCTTTATTTCCGGGAGGGGTGGCGACGGGACCGCCGAACTTCGTGAGGATCTTTTCATAGGCCTCGAGGGGGTCCTGTGTGGCGAGGGAAATCTTTTCCGCCTCGGTGAGGGGTGTTCCTCGGCGCTGTTTGGCGCGAGACGCATTGTCAAACTTCTCCTTCTCGGCTGCGGCCCGCTGGATAATGTCGACCGCAAGGGCTGGGTCTTCAGTAGGGGAGACCATCCGATTGGTGGAAGGGTCATACACTTCGCCGCGGGTACCTTGCTGGAGGATCTCGGCGATACGTTCAAGAGGGAACTGTCTCCACTTGAGCTCCTTGCCGACGGGATCTCCGTTTGCGAGGGCTTCGCGTTGGCGGCGGCGCTGGTCCCGCAACTCAAACTTTTTGGCGCGGTGGGCCGGAGAATTACGTAAGGCTGGGTTGGCTTTCTCCTGAACCCTGAGCCGTGCGAGGAGTTCCTCGGTCTGGGCAAGCTGGTTGTGGATCTTGGAGTTGACGGGTCCGGGACCACGGTCCCCGGGTAAGGGAACAGGAGTCGGGGTACTGGGTTCAGGGGCGAGCCGGGCCTCGAGGGCTTCCTTCTGAGTAGTGAGCTCCGCTACCCGGGACGCTTGGGACGGGCTAGCAGACAGGCGCGTGATCTCTTCCTCGAGGGCCGCGATGTTCGTGCGGGTCTCGTCCGGATCAGTGAGTGGTTCGACGCCGGCTTCAGCCTCAGTCGCGGCTTTGGCGTGGACGTCTGAAATCTTGGATCGGTAGATCTTGGCGGCGGCCAAGTTGACTCTCTCTTGGGTACTGAGCTCCGCAAGGTTGCGACCCTTAAATGAATCGATGTACTGCTCCGCGTAGGTTAGCTCGTCTTGGAGGACACGGGGGAGAGTGGGGTCGACAGATACGAGGTTCTCGTAGGGGGAGACTTCGGCTCCGACCTTAACCTCCTGCCTCTGTGCGAAGCGTCCGAGGGTCTCCAGTTGTTTGGTGACCTCGTTTTTCTGGCGCCGGGAACGGGCCACCAGCCCGCGAAGGACCGCGGCAGATTGGACGTCCCCGCTTCTCTCAAGTCCGTCGGCGATGGTGACAAAGCTATCCCGTTCGAACTGTGCTTGCGCGGTGTCGCTGACCTTGGAAGTGAACCCGCCTTCTTTCACGGCGGCAGTTGTACCAAACACACCCCCAACGATGGCGGCGTGTGCGGCTGACCGGAGGTGGTCGAGGATACTCTTGTCTTCGTCGAGGAAGGCAGAGGTTCTCCACCCGTTGATGAATTCGTCGAGGCCTTCCTCCAGTGCCTCTGAGGAACCCTGACGTACAAGGTTCTTCCCGAACGATTTCCGCATCCCTTCTTTGGCGATAGAAGATACGAACCCTTCGAAGCTCTCCATGTTGAGGTAGTGCTTCGCGGCGGCCGGGATCTTGTTGGTTTTGAGGGCAAGTTTCTGGTAGGCGGCCCGGGCTTGGCGTACGGTGAGGCCGTCACCCAAGCTGGTTGCCCACTCTTCCACACCTGCCCCGAAGTACTTGGGGCTGGCGAGGGCGAGACCGGAGAAGGCAGACATGATACCCACCGTTAGCATTCCGGTAATGTTGGCGTGGCCCAGTGCGGCGGTACGGATCTTCTCGGCGGACCACTCGGGGTGCTTGGCTTCGAGGGCACTGTATGTTGAGGCATAGGTGGCACCAGCCGAGCGGGAATATGCGGTGGGGGCAGTGGCTAGAGTTGTCTGCGCGAGGGTCCCCAACTTCTGGGTGAAGCTACGTCCGGACAGCTCGAGTGCCGCGGTGATAGAACCGGGTGCTCCTTTCTTAATGGCGGCCGCAGTGGTGGCTCGGGCCGAGGTACTGAGGGCGTCACGCAAGACGACCTTGGCACCCTGCTTCATAGTCCACCGGGTACCTGCGGAAGCGACTCCGGCGGCACCACCGGTGGGGATGGAAAGTAGAATGTCTGCGGCCACCTCGGGAGCGGTCGTCACGATGGAGTAACCAATGCCAAACTCCTCGCCAAAAAGGGAGGCGTACTCTTGGCGGTGGGACTCATCCTCTTGGAGACGGGCGAGGTCCTTGCGGGCCGTTTCATTGCCGGCCAAGGCGAGGGGATACAGCACGAGTCCGCCGAATCCACGTAGGAATCCGGTACCTGCACCCTCGAGCATCTGGCGAGAGCCAGAAAAGTTGTCGTCATCCGAGAACCACTCCTCGATAATAGCCGCGTCGCTTTTACCGGAGGCCTTACCCTGCTCGTAGAATTCAGTGTACTCAGAACCGGCTGCCGCGGTCGCGACCTTGTGCATGTGGGGCGCCATCTGGGCGAGGCGGATCGAGCGGGACTCTTTAGTTAGAGCCTTCTGTTCGTCGGAGATGTCGAGACTGTCTACCAAAGCGTCGTGGTCTTCGCCACGGGTGAGCAAAGCGTGGGGCATCATCACCTCCCCAGTGGAGAGGATCGATGGCTGGTCTTTCTGAGTAGCCACTTTGGCGTAGTCCATCACCGCGTCTACCACGTCGTTGGAGCTGTACTGTCGGGACAGGGCACCTGAACGAGCCGCGTCTTGGGCCACGTTTCTCGCGTAGGCGAGGTCCCCGTCTTTAACCAGACTGAGTACACGGTCCCTTACTTGGGTGATGGCTTCGTCATCGGAGGATGCGACGACGCTACGGATCTCCATGTTGCGCACGGCGCGGGCCTTGGAAACATTTAGTCCGGCCGGTTTCGAGATGAGGTCCTTAATTTGTGGTAGGTACCGGGAGTCAATACCTTGGGACTTGGCGATGTCGACAAGCATCTCATTGGTGATCTCGTCTTCTTCGAGGAAAGGACTCACTTCAATGTCCAGCCCACCTTCGACGGGGGACGCGTGGAGGGGGATGTCACCACGCTGGGCCGCGAATCGCTTGGCCTCGTCAATCTTTTCCGGGGTGAGATACTCGGCGGCGGCCTCGGCCCTCTCGGCTACGAGGTCCTCGTCGGCCCCGCTAATATTTCGTAGCGACAGGTAGTCGCGAACGGGGGTCAGGCCCTTACCTTCCACACCGTACTGGTGTTCCACGACTTGCGCAAGGTCCTGATTGGTGGGTTCCTTGGGTGTGGGCGCCACAAACTGGGCGTATGCTTCTTCCTCTTCGCCCTCAACGAACCCGCTGTTGCGGGCCAGATCAAACAGTTGCCTGTCTACCAGTTGGGCCTGCTGCGGGTTGTAACTACCCGCGGCGAATTGAGTGGTACGGTAGTGATCACCGTATGCTTTGATCTTGTCGATACCTTCGAGACCTTGGGCCTCCTCGGAATCGACCCATTGGTCGAAGGGGGTAGTAGTGGACAGAGCCATAATGTGGCCCGAATACTACCGAGAAAGATACCCTAAGTCAACCTTTATTCTATCACCGACGGAATGTTTAGCTTACTCACCTCTCGGTTGGCTGGGCCACGTCCACCAGAACCACCCAAGAATACGGGACGGGCCTTGCGGTACACTTCACCAGCCAACTTACGCAGGGTGTCGGCGGGTTGGCGCTGGAGGAGTTCGATAGGGGGTACGGGTACGCCGGCAGAAGGGCCGTACTCGGTTAAGAAAGCGAGGATGAGGTCTTGGTCCTCCGGGTTCTCGAATGATGCGGGGTCCGGCACGGTCCCGAGTGCACCTTCTTTTTTCCCGGTTCCCATATCCTCGACCCGCTTGAATGATTCTTCAAACAGCTCGCGCTCCTCCTTGATCCGGGCTTCCTGTTCCTTCTCTGCGGCCCGCTCAAGCGCAATGGCGTCCTTTTGGAAGGCCCTCTCTTGGTTGGTGAGCGCAATCTTCTCAGACACGGATAGGGGTCGAGGGGGCTTGGGGAGAATGGAGTCAAGGGTCGAGAACTGGTCTCGAAGTCCGGGGTTCCGGGCGAAGGTATCAGGGTTCTGGAGACGGATACGAGCCATGGTGTTCCGTTTCTCCTCCGGGGTAAGGTCGGGGTCGTCCAGTAACCCAGTGAGGGAGCCGGCTAAAGCACGACTGGTCTCCACGGTCTGCTGGTCCCTACGGGCCTCCTCTCGTGCGCGGGACAACATGAAGTCTTCCCGTTCGATCCGTAAGGATGCGAGCTGCTCCTGCTGTCGGGTGCGTACCAATCTGGAGCGTGCCTCATCTAGCTGGAGACGTCCGGAGAGTGCCTCATTGACGAGGTTCTCTTTAGCCGAAAGGGACAACCCTTGGTTCTGGGACACTGCCGCGAAGAACTTGGGGCTGACGGGGCGCACGTTGTCGAGAGGGTCCTGTTCCATATCAGAGTCGTTTCATTTGGGCTTCGATGACCGAGTCCCAGTTGGGGTACGTCTTGGTCTTTTTCTGAATTCCGAGGCTCCCCCTCCGTTGGTCTTCAACTGCACCCTCCCAGTCAAGGAAGGTCTTCCTGTCTCGGCTGGAGTATTCCGATTCCCCGCTTCCCCTTCTGAGGGCATCTCTCCGTTGGTCCGCGACAGCTTCCTCCCAGTCAAGGAAAGTAGTCTTGTCCCACTTCTTTTGGTCCCCCCGGAGGCGGCGCTCTTCTTTCCGGGAATCAGTTAGATCAAGCAGGCGTTCCATGAGGGCTTCCCGACCATGAGTTTCCTCGAATAGTCGCAAGTCCTCTTTGCGTTGGGCGCGGACCTCCTCGGCGCTTAAAGAAGAATTGTCTCGGTCGGGTAGCCGGCCATCTTGGATTGCCTGTCTCGCGAGGACGTTTTGCTCAGACTGAGATAGAGCGTCCCCGACGGGACGGCCGTTTATACTTCCGGCGGCCCTGCCCAATCGGGGGGAGGGTTCTGTGGGGGGAGCGTCGGGGGCAATGGGGGCCGCTGGTTCGAGGTCCGGAGAACCTAAGGAGTCTACGGTACTTGTGGCGGCTTGGGCCGCGACTGCGGCGGGGGTGCGTTGGAGGCCGCCGGAAGGTTGGAGGCCGCCGGAAGGTTGGAGGCCGCCGGAAGGTTGGAGGCCGCCGGAAGGTTGGAGGCCGCCGGAAGGTTGGAGGCCGCCGGAAGGTTGGAGGCCGCCGGAAGGTTGGAGGCCGCCGGAGGCGAGGCGGGATTTCTCTTGGAGTTGTTCTCTGCGTAGGGACCGCATGCCGCTTACCTCTTGGGCATCTGAGTCTGAGTTGCCGATAAGGCCCTCGCCTACGGAGGCGCGTCGCAAGTTCTCATCGGCGAGGCGGGCCCCCAGTTGGTTGGCTAGGGCGGTGTTTCCTTTGCGTTCGGCCCTGCGGATCTCCCGGCGTAACGCGCCGCGGGACCCACCCAAGGGGCGAGAGTCTCCTAATCTTCCTACTGTGAGAGGCATGGCGTATTATAGGTAAACAGGGGGGCCTTGGCAAGAAAAGAAAAAAGAGAGGGAGAGACGCGACTCGGATTTGAACCGAGACTATCTGGTTGGAAGCCAGATGTGCTGCCGTTGAACACTACCACGTCATTGGTTGCAGGGGTGGGATTCGAACCCACGATGAACGGGACATGAACCCGCCGCCTTACCAGACTTGGCTACCCTGCTGTAAATGGGTAAGTCACCGGAGGGAAGGAGGTTCGCCTGTAAGATGGTCTTGGGTTGTTCCGCAGTTCCCTCGGGCGACTTGTGGTACCACCATACCACAGGTGTCAACCCCTCCCGCAAAGTTTCCATGCTGCCGCTGGGGCGTCCCCCACTCCGCAAACCCCTTATAGAAGAGTTTTCTGTATTACTGAGAAAGTACAATCTCTTCTGATAATACCTTTATGGGAGGTTTGCGGAGTGGGGAACGCCACTTTTACATTGTGCTTACAGCCACGCGTCGTCACTCTGCCCGGCCACGTCAACCTGCTCCAACCTAAGTGGTGGGCGGCGCATGTGTGCGGGGGCGTCATCCTTGCGACGCTCAATCGGAAACAGACTGAAGTTGGTACGCGCAGAATCCAAGGCCAAGAAGGTGGTATCTGCGGCATCCGGTGAGGGCATGTTGGTCCGGGCCTTGTACTCCCCCTTGGACTCAAGCTGAATCCTGAGCCCTGAGCCCGCTTTCTTCTGATCGAACTCGCGCAACGTCATCTCCTTCGCGGTGGACCCATCCAGCCCCACGATCTGTCCGCAACGGAACAGCTCCTTGGACGCGAACCATAGCTCCGTCACCCGGTTACGGTACAACTCATCCGCTGTCTTCTTGACCCGGGGGTTGGGCCGGTTCTTGGTGGGCTTGCCCCCGAACTGGACCCGGGTGACCCGACCCTTCAACGCAGACGGCAGGTCCGACTCTTCGATACACATGTCAATCACGTCGCAAATGGGGTTACCCCCTGCCGTGGCGTCCACGCTCAGGTGCCTCGCCGGGATCTTGTATTTGCGCATCAGGTCCACCGTGCCGTGACCAATCTGATACGACCGCGGTTCCCCCGAGTGGACGTCGTCCCTGATTGTTTCCAGTTCCCTGAGCCGCGCAACCATGCGTCCGTCGCTCGCGTACCCGATGTCCACCGCCCGGAACATGGTGGCGTCTCCGCCCCACGTGTACCCCAAGTCCATGCCCGCGACCCGGCCAATGATGTTGGGGATCGGGGTTCCGGATACCGGGTTCAGGGCGCCGCTCTTGGCCAGCTCGAGCTCGGTGTACACGCCGCTCTCTTCTCCGCCGTCGAAGAACACGGCCCTCCACATACGCATGAACGCCCGGGACTTTGACCCTAGCTGCTCCTTGGCCTCCTCTACCTTACCCTCGGTTGGGAGGTAGGACTTGGCACGGTGGAAGTGGGGGCTCTCGTAGGCGTCGAACCTCCGGTACAGTCCCTTCCATTTCGTGCGCCACGTCATCGCAGTGGTTGTGTCCACGTGTTCCCATCCCTCTTCCGGAGTGGCCCAGTCCCCGAACGCGTCGAACCGTGAGTCCGGGTTAGACATACCGATGGCTTGAAAGGATTTCTCACCACCCGCCGTGAGGTTGGAGATACCGGCGTTCATGATGGCGGGGGAAAGTTCCCCCAACTCGTCCGCAATTAGGATGATGTGGTGGGCCTTTCGACCCACGAACTTACCCACTGCTTCCCGGGTCTTCTTCTTCTCCGCGGCGACGAGGAACATCCCCCGTGAAATATTCATCTTCTTCCCCGGCTCTTGCAACACAAAGTCGTGGAGGGAGGGCCGCTCCCTGAACGGGGCCGGCCCTTGGAGGGGCGCAGTCAGGCGGATGAAACTGCCCCACACCCGTTGGTCCGCGTCCTTCATTGCGGTCGTGGTGGTCAACACGATGGTATTCTCAGGGTCGCAAAGCCACCGAAAGATTCCCCACGCGGCGCAGACGTGGGACTTACCTGAGGAGCCGCACCCCCCGAACGCAACGTACCGTTCGTGGGCGAGGTCGTGGATGATCTCCTCTGACCATTTGTGCTTTTCCAAAAGGATATTGTCGGGATCCATCTGCCACACAGACTTGGTGAACTCCCAGAACGCATACTCCATGGCCGGGCCATCTTCGTAAAAGTGCTTGCCGATGAATAACATAGCTGCGGTCTTCCCACATGGGCTAGCGGTTAGGAGGTTTTTGAATTGCCACCGGCCGTCCGGTAATTGAGTCGCAACGGGAGTGCTTGACATGGTATTCGGAGTGTGTCAAACTGTCGCGCATAAGTCAATGAGTAATCCGTACCCAAACAGAGACCTCGAAGAGTTGTACCTTGAACACGCGTCCATCTGGGACGAGGTCCTCGCGGGGGAGTTGAGTCCCGAGTCTGCTTTGGCTTACATGCGTATCCCAGAGGAGTCTTCGCAATGGTTCCGGGTACGCCGCGCCCTCCGAGAACAAAACCCACCCCTCTAATGTCCAAGCCCAAGAACTCCAACGTCGAGGGGAATAAGTTTAAGAGCGTCGCCCCCCAGCTCAAAGAAAAGGCACTCCATCGATACATGATGGGGGAGAGTCTTGCCGCAATCGCCGACTCCATCGCGGTCCACCCGTCGACTGTTTCCCGGTGGGCCAAGGAATCCGGGGCCAAGAGGGGGCAGGCCTTGGAACCAGAAGCCAACCCCATGGTGATGCCCCAGCCGGACCACGTCATGGACGCGTTCACCAAGGAGCTACGAAACCAGAACACCGAAGCGGCCTTGGGGATGTTCCTCGAAATGCAGGATGGGGTAGAAGAGAAGTACCGGGTCTTGATGGCGCAGCAGCTTTATCAAATTTTCCACAAGGTGATGCAGGCGCCTCCCCAGATCCGCACGTGGTCCGACGCCGAGAAGGCGCACCGTATCATGGAGAGCATCCTCAACCCCAACAAAGGAAAGGGCGGCGGTGGAACTTCCAAGCTCCAGATCCAGTTCGATGTGGTCAAGGAGAAACCCACCGTAATTGACGCAGATGTGGTGGACGCAGAAACCCTACCTCCGAAACAAGATGAAGACTCCGAGTAACGCCGTGGGCATTGATGTGTCCCTAACCAACACCGCCATGTACTTCGGCCCGGGCCAGTACGAAGAAATCAAAGGCGGGTCAGAGCGAGGGGTCACCCGTCTCCGCACCATGCACGACAAGATCCTTGCGCACCTCCTCAAACACAAGCCCGAGGTGGCAGTCATTGAGGGGTATGCCTTCGCCGCCCGTTCTCGGCAACACCGTCTCGGAGAGATAGGAGGAGTGGTACGCCTAGCCTGCGCCACTGCCGGGGTGCGGATCATCCACGAGGTCCCCCCAACCACCCTCAAGAAGTTCTTCACCGGGGGAGGTAAGGCGTCTAAGGAAGACATGCAGAACGAGGCAGTGAGGCGAGGGGACTTTAGCACTATCCCCAGTAACGACCTCGCGGATGCCTGTGCCCTTTGGTATGCCGCGGCCGACACGTCCCTGCTTCGGACCAAGGCAGAGTCCGAGAGCCTCACCCACTAGTTTCTGATCAGGGGTTGACATGTGTGTTATTGTTCATACATGAGCGTCCCAAAACCCGAAGATCGACACATTGTGCTCCCCAATGGGAAGGCATTTTACTTTCTCAGCCCGGAGCAGTACCCATACACCATCCGCCAGATAGCTAGGGCCTTGTCCCAGCTCTGCCGGTTTAGTGGGAATCTTTCGACCTTCTACTCGGTCGCCCAGCACAGTGTGCTGTGCTCCCGAATTGTCCCCAAAGAGTACGCGTTGGAAGCTCTGTTGCACGACGCCTCGGAGGCTTTCCTTTCTGACATCCCCGCCCCTCTCAAGAGCCTCCTCCCGGAGTATTGCAAGATTGAGGACAAGGTACAGGAGTCCATCTTCCGCCACTTTAAGGTGGCACGTAAGGGGTGTGTCGGGGCCACCCTTAATCCCGCAGTGGAGGACGCCGATGCGCTAATGCTTTCAGCCGAAGCACGCGACTTCGAGTTGCCCATCCCCGTCCGCGATTATGACGGGTTGATCGGTGTGCCGCGCATTATTCCGTGGACACCGGAGGCCGCGATGGCCACCTTCCTCCGAACATTCAACAAACTTAAGTAATGAGTAACCTACCCACTAACCCAAACGAACGAAAAGGAATCCCCCTGTACAGTGGGGTCCTCAAATATTTTCCTGACGCCCTCTGCGCCGTCGCGGAGTGTAGCCAGAAAGGCAACGACCAGCACCACCCGGACAAACCCCTACACTGGGACAAGTCAAAAAGCACCGACGAGGGGGACGCCCTTCTCCGCCATCTCGTCGACGCTGGGACCGTAGACACGGATGGGATCCGGCACTCCGCGAAGGTAGCATGGAGGGCACTCGCTCTGCTCCAACGGGAGCTGGATGCCGAAATGGAGGAGCACCCGTTCGCTAACCGGACCGCCGCCGCCCAGAAGGAGCTGGATAAATTCATCGGCCTCACCTCCGGGGTGAGCGAAAAGCAACACGAAGCGACAATTAACGACCTCCGCATCAAGGAGAGGGCCGCAATCCCACTCAGTCGGGAGGAGATCTTTGCCCTTGAAGCTGCGGACCAGCCAGACGATTAACTTTAGAATCTATGAGTACACTAAACAATACGCCACATGTAGTGGCAGATACAAAGCAGTTCCGGAAAGACCTCGACGGAGTCCTCGACCGCCTCAAACGGCGTAGCGGGCAGCGTCAGGGACGTCCGGAGGACGAACCCAAAGTCCGATCCTCCCGGGAAAGGTCCCTTGCCATCACGAAAGTGGAGGAGGCCCTTATGTGGCTCGGGAAAGACCTCCAAGCACAGAACGAAGAGGGTGCCCCCGGAACGGAGAACCCGTACCCCGAAAGTAAGAACCCCGAATCCCCGGACATCGAGCCAACCGCCGATGGCCTGAAACACTAAGCTATGTCGACACCACAGACCACAGATACCCTCGCCCTGAACGTAGCCGAAAGAGCATACGAAGTGGCGAGAGCCGCCCGCAACGCTCAAGGAGCACAGGACCTCCCCTCGTGGAGTCAGGTCCCTGACCTCAAGAAGCTCTACCTCACCAACGCCGCACGAGCCGCCCTTGACGGGAAAGAAGTGTGGGACGTGTGGAGTTTGTCCTGCGGAAAGGAGCCCGACGACGCGACCCAAGTCCTTTGGAAGGGACGTCCGCCCCTTCTTCAATTCCTACCCAAGTTGTTTCTCCACTTCGGTCGTGCCGTATCCGAGGCGGCGAACATCGACCACACAATCCTGTCTGACGACGGGGGAGCGGAGCCAACGATTGACGAAGTCATCGAGGAGCACGGAATCGAATCCGAGAAGGTGGGTGAAGCGATCACCAAAGCCAACGAGGAAGTGAAGGCGAAGGCGAAGGCCAAGCCCCGCGCCGCCAAGAAGTAATCCCCAACCCCAACCCCAATACCCGGCCCCGTCCTTCAGGACACGACACTCAGGGGCCGGGTTACTTGTACCCATGACTACCCTTTACCCAAAACAAGACGACCACGCGAAGGCAATCTACCGAGCCCTCCTCACACACCGTAGCGCCCTCGACACCTCCAAGACAGGGACCGGGAAGACGATCATCAGCTCCCACATCGCAGCTCATTGGGCGTCGCAAGGGAAAGGAGTGGTCGTAGTCTGCCCCAAGAGTGTGGTCACCAACTGGGAACGCACTCTTGCGGCCCACGGGGTAACCCCCCTCTTCGTGAACAACTACGAGAAGCTACGTAACGGCGTAGACGGTTGTGTCCGCATCAAGAGGAAGAGGAAGTGCAAACGCACGGGGCGTACCGACAAGTACTTCGAGTGGCAGGTCCCCAAGGATACCCTACTTATCTTTGACGAGGTCCAGTGGTGCCGCGGGTCCCACACTCAGAACGGGAATCTACTCATTGCTGCGAAACAGCAGGGGTATCACACCCTCAACCTCAGCGCGACGGCCGCGAAGGACCCCTCCGAAATGCGGGCCCTCGGGTACGCGCTGGGTCTCCACGAACTCAACAATATGAAGGGGAACAACAGCTTCTTCCACTGGGCTGAGTCCGTGGGTTGCGTGAAGGACCCGTTCAACCCCTACCGGTACAAGTTCAACCAAGGCGGAGACCTGTCCACTTTAAACCTCGAGCTGTTTGAGGCGCGTCAAGTGGCCCACGGCCTTGAGACTAGTGACATGCCCGGGGCGTTCAAAAACCAGAACATTGTGGTAGACCTCCGCGACTACGATGGCGCCGCCGCGGCGTACGAACAAGCGGGTTTGACGGAGGAAATAATTTCAGAAGTTCTGGGGTATATTTCTGAAAAGAAAGAAGAGTCCGGAGCCGTGATCACGGACATCCTACGGGCCCGCCAGCACGTCGAAACCCTTAAGGTGCCTCACTTCGTGGAGCAGACCAACGAACTCCTTGCAGAAGGCAAGAGTGTCATAGGGTTCTTCAACTTCCGCGAATCCATCGAGCTGTTCCGCAAGGCGTTCCCTGATTCCGGAGCCGTGATCGGTGGGCAGAAGGACAGGCAGCAGGTTCTCGACGACTGGGCCGAGGATAAGATGCGTGTCCTAGCGGTCCAGACTCAGGCGGGGGGAACAGGGGTCAACCTCCATGACGTACGGGGTGAGTTCCCACGGGTCACTTTGATCTCCCCGGACTTCTCCCCCCATGGGTACAAGCAGGTTCTTGGCCGAGCGTACAGGGCAGGTATGAAGACCGACCTGCTTCAGAAGGTAATGGTAGCGGCCGGCACCATCGAGGAGTACGTTTACCGTATATGTTCCGAGGGGGTTGACAACATGGATACAATGCTAGGGTAATGAAGCCTTTTCCAAAATCTAACATCCACCGTATATTTAGGCTCATTCAGGACGGGCAAAGAAGATCCATACAGGAGGGGCACCGACCCTCCGAGGTGTGGCTGGGACCGCCGGAGCGTGAGGCACTCAAGTTGTATGCGGAAAACTCCCTCGTAGCTTATCCGACCGTTACCCCGAAGACTTTCCAAGATGGGGAGGGCGCACGCGTTATGGGCCTGCGAGTATTTGCAATGACGGAGCCCGGGGTACGCGTAGGGAAAACGTGGTAGGGGGTTGACACCCGTGGTAGGCTACGCCCACAACTTCAGCTAAATAAATTTATGACACAAGATACAGAAACACAGAAACCGACAAACAGTAACGAGACCCTCATCCACTCCCTTGAGCAGGCAGGTATTCCTTTTGAGAAAGAGGAGGGCACCGGCAGGGTCGTCGCGTCTCCCGAGGTGGTCGCCTTCCTCGAATCCCAAGAGGCACTCACCCCGGAGGTGCCGGTGGTAAAGACCCGGGAGGAGCTCCTCTTCCCGGAGCCGGAAGAAGAGACCCGCTCCGACGAGGAGAAGGGGTACACCTTCACCAAGCACGACGACGCGGATGAGGTTGAGGCCAAGCTCAAGTCTACCGAGTACGAAATTGGTAAGAGTGACCTTAAGGCAAAGTCGGACAGGCACCGCAACGTCGAGATATACATGGGCCCCATCAAGGAGCTGCAAGGGCAAGCCTGTCTCGTACAGAGAAATCCCAAGGATATTCGGGGGGTGTCCTGCCAGTTCGACGACAAAACTCTCGTGCTTAACGACCGGGCCTTAGGCTATGGGTGGCATGACTTTCCCGTGGAGCACATCTCGGATACCCGCCCGTTCATCGACAAGTGGAAAGATGTCCCGCCGCAGGTCCGCAGCAAGGTCCGTAAAAGCAAAGGACTGCCCCGCCTCCACCCTACGGAGCACCGATTCATGACGCCGAAAGAGGAACGTCGCGGGACTCCCGGTGCCTTTGGTGGGCCCTCCTCCAAACTCGCCCGCATCGAACGGGCCATACGTAGCGGTCTCAAGACTTTCTTGCTCAATGTAATTTGCGAAGGAGACCACCCCGACAAGTCCGTAGCCGTACGTGCGACCAACGAAGATGAAGCCAAGGGCGGGGCGTTCCTCAAACACCAGCGACAGTTCCCTGACGTCAAGATCGAGGACATCGAGGTACACGAGGAGGTGTCCGCATGAGCACACACGAAGTAACCCCGGATACAATCCGGCTTATAGAAGAAGAGGTTCAGGCCCAAGTAGACATTGACCTGAGGGAATTCGGGCCCCTCACAGCGAGGACCTACATCCATCAGGCCTACGACCGACTCACCATCCACCTAAAAGGCTCAGTGTTTATACGGGACGAGTACGAACCTATCGTGGTCTTCCAAACTCCCAAGACGTGGTGGGACCACTTCAAATTGCGTTGGTTCCCTCCCTTTCTTTTGAAGCGTTCCCCCGCGGAGCTGCGGGACATTAAGGTCTCCGCCAAGGAGGTGTACCCCAAGCTCCCTATGGCGGTACCTAAAGCCCAGCGCCACGTGATTATTGAAACCCTAGACTTCCCACTACCATGAGTGATGACACCAAGCATCCGGACCACGCCAGTCGTGGCCACCACCCGCAAGGGCCCTCCCAGTTGAAAGCCCTTCAGAAGTGTCCCGGCTTTGAGAACCGCCCCGGAACCTCAGCGGCTGCTGAGATGGGGACCCGGATACACGAGGCCCTCGAAGTACGAGATCCGTGCAACCTCCAATCGGAGCTTGAAGTCGAGCTGTTTGATAAGTGCGTCGAAGCGGAGGACCGGTTGATTGCCGAGTACTTCGGTGACGAGCCCTTCGAGCGGTACAACGAACTCCCACTAACTATGGAACTGAATGGCGGCCTCGAGTTGTGGGGCACCGGAGACGTTTTGTGTATCTCGGAGTCCGGAGAAAAAGGTCTGGCGATTGATTACAAGTCCGGCCGCATGCAAGTCGACGACGCGGTCGACAACCTGCAGGCCCGGGCTTATAAGAACGGGGCCTACGAAAAGTTCCCTGACTTGGAAGAGCTGAGATTTATTTTCTTGGCCCCTCAGATTGACTGGATCAACTGGTACGACTTCCCTCCGGAGTCGGTGGACATCGATAGGCAGATCATTACGGTCATCGTGGCGACAGCTCAAGACTACCGCCAACGGTGGGCCAACGGAACTATCTCAGATAACCACGAGAAGCTGAACCCCAACGAGAACTGCACGTATTGCCGCCACGCCCAGTACTGCCCCGCGATTAACGGGGTGTTGTTGGACTTCGCCGAGGCCGCCGGGGTAGGGGTACCAGACACTATTGATGTGGGTAACCTTGAGGATCCGGAACAGGTCGCCATTCTATATGGCATCGCCAAAATGGTTGAGCCCCTGCTGGAGAGGATCAAATCAAAGGCGGTTGAGTTGTCCCATGAGGGTGAAGTCCTGCCCGGATGGGAGCTCCGATCCATGGGGTGTACCAAACTCGCTTCGGATAACAAGGAATTCTGGGATTACTGCGCCTCACACGGGATTACCCTTGACGAATTGCTCACTAACATTAGGATTCCGGTCGCTAAACTCCGTGATGTCCTTAAGGATAAAGCCCCCCGTGGGGAAAAAGCCAAGGTAGCTCAGGAATTTATCGAGGATGGGGTTGACATGGGTGTTATAGTTCTAGGTAAAGAGCGACTGACCCTCAAACCCGAGTCCTCTGACGAGTAATCACACCAACAACACACTAAGCCCGCAAGCCGTAATGGAGCTGCGGGCTTTCGTGGTGCTGGCCACGACGGCCACACCAACACTGAAACACTGAAACACAGATAACCATTATGAGTACCACATCATTCGGAGACATTGATAAAGAAGCCAAAGAGACACCCGCTGAAAACGAGGTGTCCAAACCCCAAGAACCACAGACCGGCGGGGCAGTCGCTACCCAACGTAGCGAAGGACCTGCGGCAGAAGACATCAACATCGATCACTTGCAGATCTACGGGAAGTCTTCCCACTTTGACCCAGAAGGTGGAGAACTGGGAGACATCTGCATCAACAAGGAGACCCCACTGGCTCACGTCGGCGACCCTCTCCGAGCAGTTGTCGTCCACGCCCGGAAGTACTGGAAGGAGAACATCCCTTACGGGGACCAAACCACTCCACGCTTCGCCAACACCATCGAGGAGAAGTCAGACCTCGCAGCAGACAGCTCTTTCGGAGTTGTTCCTGTGTGTGACATCACTGTTCTCGTCGAACGCCCCGAGTCCTTTACAGATGATGAGGAGGCTAGCTCCATCTTCCTCTATGAGTTTGGTGGCAAGGAGTTCGCTCTCGTAAAGTACACCGTTCAGAAGTCGCAAGCTGTTCGGGAGAACTACGGAACGATTAACACCCAGATCCGGGCACGGGCCACCAAAGGTGTCGACGCGACCGGGTACTACTTTAACCTTAGCTCAATCGAGAAGGGTAAAGGCACCCAGTTCAGTTGGCACCAGTTCATCCTGAAAGGCACCAACAAGGAAGCACCCGAAGAGGCCTTTGAGTTCGCTCAGTCCCTCCGCGGGGCCTAACCCCCTTCCCCCTGCGCCTCTCGACTAGCCGAACGAAGCGTAATTCAGGGGGAGTTGCCACCGTGTCTGGGGCCTAGCCAGACACGGTTCTTTTTTGATTCAAAGTTTTCACTATGGATAATATTATGACACAAGACAGACCAATCGCCGCGGTGGATTTCGAGACCACCTATGATAAAGAATGCTCGATCAACCCCCTCGGATGGGACGCGTACTTCCGCCACCCAAACTTCGAGTGCTACCTCGTCGCCATCAAAACTACCGATGGCATTGAATTTGTAGGGCACCCCAAGGACGCCCCATGGAATGAGATCGCCGACCACCACTGGATCGCGCACAACACCGCCTTCGACGAGAACCTTTACCTCATCGCGCAAGAGTTGGGTTGGTGGGGAAACCTCCCGACACCTCCTGTTTGGGACTGCACAATGGATTTGGCAGCCTACTGCGGCGAGCCCCACTCACTCAAGAACGCCGTCCACAGTGTGTTCAATGTTGAACTGAGTAAGGAGGTCCGTAACGCCGCCGCCGGTAAGCGGCCCCCGAAACACTGGGAGTGCGTCCACAAGGATATCCCCGAAGGTATCTGGGAACCCATGACCGACAAGGACTGGGACGCCATGCTTGCCTACGCGCTTGACGACGCCGTCTGGTGCCTGAAACTCTGGGAGGCTCGGGCCGACCGGTGGCCGGAGCACGAGAGAAACCTCTCCCGCCACACCCGGACAATCGCCAGACGCGGGGTGCCCTGCGACATCGACAAAGCCATCGCCGCCGCGGCAAGTCTGAAGGACGTACTCTTCGAATTCGAGAACTGCATCCCGTGGACCGGGGAGCACAAGCTCCTGTCCCGCGCCGCGTTCAACAGGCAGTGCAAGGTGTGTGGGCTCACCCCACCGAAGAGCCTTGCCCAAGATAATCCCGAGTCTGAAGACTGGCTGGTGGCCAATGAGAAGGAGCACCAATGGATCTACGCGTACCGCAACTGGCGTAAAGCCAACGCCCTCCTCAAAAAAGTTGAGGCCGTTATCCGGGCCACGCGAAACGTGGGAGACCACTACCGCTACTTCGGACACATGAAATACTGCGGCGCACATACCAAGAGGTGGTCCGGGAGTGGCGGAAACCTGAACATGCAGAACCCACCCAAAGGGACCCAGCACTTCGAGTGTAACGGGTCCGAGGCCACGTTCCGCTTCCGTGACTTCTTTTGCGCTGCGCCCGGAACCGTGATGGCGGCGCTTGATCTGTCGCAAATTGAGGTCCGGACCTTGGCTTGGTTGTCCCGAGACAAGGAGATGCTGAAGCGTATCGCAGAATCCCCGGACATCTACCAAGCGTTTGCCGAAGCCTTCGGGCTTTGGGACCCCGAGAAGGGGAGCATGAAGGAGGTGGATCCCGACCTACGTAACTTTACCAAGCCCGTGGTTCTGGGATCAGGGTTCGGGGCGAGTGCGTGGGCCTTCGCCGAGAAGGAGTCGGACCAACTTCGTAAGGCCGTGGACCGGAAGTATGCCGGAGAGCCCATCGAGAAGCAGAGGGAGGACGCCATGGCTTGGCTGGAGACTATGAAGTCAGAGGTTGGCACATGGTGGTGGAAGAAGGCCGGCCGCATGCTGGACCGGTACGCCACTGTCGACGTCGAGCTAGAGACAGCCAGCGGGAAACCCTTTGTGGGTAAGCGGGAGCAGTGGAAAGAATTCGTGAAGTATGTTGAGGACCTCGATGGTAAGCTCAACCGGCATGCCGACGTCCCGATTGAACTTGAGCGTTGGGAGTGGGACATCCAATCCGTTCTAGTGATGAAGGAAGCCACCTATTGTGTGGGGCTGTATCGTGGGACCATGAAGAAGGTGACCGCCTTCTGGGAGAAGCTCACTAGCATCCTAAAGGGATCTGTTCTGGATCGCCACATGGAATTCATCCTCCCTTCTGGGAACAAAATGGTCTACAAAAATGTGACCGCGCTCCGCCCCAAGCCCAAAGCCAAGGAAACCGAGGAGGAACGCAAGAAGCGGGAATCGGAGGGGGTCCAGATTTTCTGCACCATCGTCCGCAACGGGCAGAAGAAGCAGATGAAACCGTGGTACGGTCTCTTGACTGAGAACCTCGCACAATCGCTGGCACGAGACGTGTTTGGGCACATCCTCCTCGCGCTCGAAGCTGCCGGGTTTGAGATCCTGTTCCACGTTCATGATGAAGTGGTGGTGCTGTTGCCAAAAGACAGCGCCAAGGAACGTATCGCCGAGGCCGAGAAGATCATGTCCGTTGCTCCGGACTGGATACCAAGCCTACCGGTAGAAGCCGAGGGGAACTTCGGAGAAACCTACGCAGACTGTAAATAATGAGCCTACCAAATTCAGACCTCAAGATCGAGTATTTGAAAGGCTCCGGCAAAGGGGGCCAACGGAAGAACAAAGTCGAGTCCGCTTGTCGGATCACCCACCTACCTACGGGGCTGTCCGCATTCTCGGACATGCGGCTCCGTCACCAAAGTAAGGCCGCGGCCTTTGCCGATCTGGTTACCAAGGTCCAAGACAGGGCAAATAAAAAACAGGCCGCCTTGACAAAGGCCCGCAGGGACGAGAAGGTCACTACCCCCACCGCTACGGTTAGGACCTACAACTTCTCTCGCGACCAAGTAAAAGACCACCGCACCGGGAAGAGCGCATCCATCAAAGACATCCTTGAGAAGGGGGACCTCGACAAACTAAGATAATGAGTGACTATTACTACATCCAAAACCACGCCACGAACGACGCTGGCAAACTATCGTTCCACCCCAGTGAAGCGGGAGACAACGGCTACGTCCTCCCGGATCACCGAACTAAATCAGAACACCGTAAGTGGTGCAGCCGCCCCACCACCGAACACGTCTTCATCACTGGGTGTGAACCCGTGGACCCCAATGGTCGCGCCTGTGTTGAGAACCCGGCCGACAAAGTCCACGCTTTCATTGCCGACTACGACTGCCCCTTCGACAAGGATAAACTCCTCGCGAAGATGGACCGGATCCTTGATGGGGGCGCGAAGCCCACGTGGATGACTGAAACCTTCTCCGGCGGTCTTCGCTTGATCTGGGAGTTTGAGAAGCCCATCCGCATTCCCGAAGGTGCGGGCAAGGACTTCCTCAAGGGGATCTCCGACCGGGTCCGGGCACCCAAGTTGGCGGCCGGCTTCGACAGTGGTTCCGTAGAACCCGAACGGTACTACGAGGTGGGGGTACGATGGGAACGAATCGGCGGCGCCCTCAACTACAACCTCCTCACCGGAGTGCTATTCAAGTCCTTTACGCCTGTCGCGAACTCCGAGGTGGCTATCCCCTTTGACGCCGTCCGGGACGAGGTGACTAAACGCTTCGGGGATCGCCTCGGTGGCGCCGAGTTCGAGATCGGGGAACGCGTACCCCTCTTTTGGATCGACGATGGGATCAACCGCATCGGTGCCGAGATCAAGGAGGAAGGTATGATCGCGTACTCCGACCGTGCCGAGTCCGTATGGAACGACTGGTCCAAGATCCTCGGACGGGAGTGGGTCGCCCAGTACGAGGAGAGGCACATTTCGCAATCGGTGGATGCTTTCTACACCGACGGGAACAAGTTCTGGATCGTGGAGCGGGACCGTATCTACGACGAGAGTCGTGAGAACTTCGTGCTACGCTTGCGGAACATGGGGTTCAACCCCAATAAGGCCAAGGGCAAGGCCTTGTCGGAACTGGAGAAGGTTATCCTCTACATCAACGCCGAGAAGCGGGTAGACGGGGTGGGCCCGTTCGTGTTCCGCGACGAGACCGTAGTTATTTCGGAGGGGCAGCGAGTCCTAAACACCAGTCGCAACAGACCCACTACTCCCTGTGGACCACCGGACCCAACAAGGTTCCCATGGATCTTCAAGTTCCTCAACGGACTGTTTGATGACACCGAGGTCGCCCCGGGATGTACCCAGCTCCATCTTTTCCTTGCGTGGCTGCAACGGTTCTACGTCGCGGCCCATGATAAGAAGAAACTGTCGGGACACTGCATGTTGATTAGTGGGCCGACCGGACGGGGAAAGACCCTACTCTCCAAGCAGATCGTTGGGGGCCTCGTTGGTGGAAGCGAAGACGCGTCCAGCTATCTGACCGGGCGCGAGAACTTCAACTCCAAGCTAATTGAGAAGGCCCTGTGGCGGGTTGATGATACTAGTAGTGCAAGTGACTGGCGCGAGAACCGCAAGATGACTGACTTAATCAAGAGGTCGGTAGCTAACCCGTTCGTTGAAGCCCGAGCCATGTACCGTAATCCCCAAGAGGTGGAATGGAACGGCCGACTCATGATCAGCCTCAACGAGGACGCAAGCTCGTTGTCTATTGTCCCGCAGCAGGATAGTTCCAACCGGGACAAGGTGATCGGACTACGGATCACGGATCAGGCTCCTCAAGAGTTCCCGGAGAATGACGTCCTTGAGTCCCTGATCTCCTCCGAGCTCCCCCACTTCGCCAGTTGGTTGAAGGACTGGAAGGTCCCGGACGAACTCAAGGGGAAGAGCCGATATGGAGTCGAGGCGTGGTTCCACCCCCGGCTGCGGGACGCGGCGCGGGACAATAGCCCTACTCAGATAGTCATGGAGAACCTCGACCTGTTTGCAAAGCTCCACCGGGAAGACCACGGGCTTATCTGGTCAGGTACCTCCGCGGAGTTGATTGGTGCGATGGGAGACTACACCCAACTCAAGGCCCGGGGTGGGAGTTTCGAGATGCAGCGCATGGCTCGGGACCTACAACAGGCAGCCGAGAATTGTCAAGACAACGATTCGGTTCGGCCAGTTCAGTGCATGAATACCGGTGGAGGCAAGGTGTGGATCATCAACCTAGACGAGAAGTACGACCTCTCGTACGTGCAGCCATGACCCTTGTTCACAAGGACAGGGACCTACGTACCCTCCTTTGGATTAACCGAGGGAGGTGGTCGTAGACCCACAACCCTATTTGATACACTTTAAGACGACGGGGGGAGGTCCCGTCGTCTTTTAGTTTTTGGAGGAACAGACTCCGGCACTCAGAGAGAGTAAGCCCGAGGCGGTCCCGGTTAGTAACGAGCCAGTCGTGCAGCACGCCGGCTGCCTCGGCTCGGTCGTCCTTTAATATGGAGGTTGCTCCGTCCGTTTCGAATCCCTCCTCAATGGTGAACCCGTAACACTTCCACTGCTCGAGCACGACGCGGCGTCCGAGGGCGGGGATGAATCTGGTGGACGGGGTCAGGCTCATTTAGATCTCCTCTTCGGGGTCAGGCTCAGGCGCGAAAGGATCGTAGCCCACGTCTTTAAATCTGATGGCTTGGTTAAAAACCGTATCTACATCCAAACCCATGCCTTTGGCGGTAGCGGCAACAAGCGGGTGCTTACGATTAAATTCAGAGGAATTCTCAAGTTCGATCAGGGACATCTTCGCCTTTGTCAACGCGATCATCTCCGCTCCATTATTCTCTGGATCGGCAGCGCATCAATCCCCGCCGTGACCCGCGACCCCAGAAGAGCCCCGTCCTTGTCATAAAACTGGTAGCCCACGCCCGTCTGGGCCGAGCCAAAAAATGCTTGGATAATCATACTTCGTCAGGGCGTTAAGATGTCAATCAGCTCTTGCTCGGTTAGCGAAAGCGCTTGCATTAAAATCGGCTTGGTCTCAGCAATGAGCGGATGCTCAAGCCGGATTTGTGGGGAAAATTGCCACGACATCCGAGCCTGAATTGGGAGTTGAGAAATCAACCCCTCAAGAATCTCAGCCTTTTGATCACCGAGCCTCTCCATGATCGTGAGTTGATCAACACCAAGGGGTTTCGGCACGGCCTCAAGTTCTGCGATGCGAGACTCTAAAGTTTTCACTCGAGCGTTTGCCGTTTCAAGGTCCGTTGTGGCAGATTCTTTTGCTGTCGTGATCGTGGCAAGATCCCCCTCAAGCGTGGTGACACGAGCGAGAGAAGAGGCATTGATGGCGGGGAATAACGCATTGAGTGCCGCCTCGTCCAGCGGTTTGGGCTGTCCTGCAAAATCGGTGACTGATGCCCCGCGAAGGGTGCCGTCCTGCTGAAATGTGATGATGATTCGTTCCATAAGTTTTTTTGTTAGGCTATTATCCAATTTGTCCCGTCGTAAAATACTGGGACTACATATTCCGTCCCACCTCCGGCTGCTATTACGGTGCTTCCGAAATGAGTCGACGCCGCACGATTTGAGTCGGTGACATAGCAGCGCATTCCAGTTGCTGGTGTAGGCAGAGTAGCAACGGTGTAGCCTCCTGTCGTGACCGTGCCGCTGGACTTTATGTTGCCCACTACGTCGAGCTTTTCGGCGGGAGTGGTGGTGCCAATTCCGACGCGATCATCCAGCAGCGTCATCACGGTAGACTCCGAGCCTGCCGACCAAAGATTGAATTTAAGTTCACCACTTAGGGTCGCCGCAACTGGATCATGGATTCTCGCAATTATGGACGAGTAAACTCTGC